CGTGGGTGTCCGGCGACGCGCGGGTGTTCGGCGGCGCGCAGGTGTCCGGCGACGCGCAGGTGTCCGGCGGCGCGCAGGTGTCCGGCGACGCGCGGGTGTTCGGCGGCGCGCAGGTGTCCGGCGACGCGCAGGTGTCCGGCGACGCGCAGAAAACCCCGATCCAGATCGGCGGGCTCGCGTGGCAAGTAACGATCCTTGACACCCACATGCAAATAGGCTGCGAGTTCCACTCGCTTGCTGACTGGGCCACGTTCGACGATGCCCGAATCGTGAAGATGGACCGCCAAGCGCTGCGCTTCTGGCGCGCGTATCGCGAGTTCATTCTCGGGACCGCGCGCACCGAAGGTCGGCTTTGAACTTAACCGCCAAGGGAGAAACCAACATGCAAGCCACAATCCGCCGTTATTTCATGGTGCGCCGCGCGTTACCGCGCATGTCCCCCGCCGATGCGTGGTACCTCGCCATGCAAGGGGGTCGCGCGTGAGCCCGGTCTGTCTGGGCGTGATGTGTCCGCGCCATCACCGTTGCGAGCGTTACCTCGCTGTGGACTTCGCGCCTGCGACCGTGATGCGCATCTACTTCTGCCGTGACCACGAATCCCTGTTCGTGGACACGCTCCAAGGGCCCCAGAAGCCCGCCGCAACCCCCGAAAGGAGATCGACATGACCCGTACCCCTCTCTCCCCCTTGCCGGGCGCCGTGATGCCCTCTGTAGGCCTTCTGCGCGGCCACAGGTACACCCCGAGCTGGGCCGACATCCCGCGCACCACGTGGACCGATCGGCTGGGTGGCCACTATGGCCCGGTCGACACGCACGCCGCGTTGAGGGGCAAGCGATGAGCTGGGCCGACCGTATCGCTGGGGTGGCTCTCGCGGTCACGATTGGGTTGCTCGGGGCTTGGCTTTTGGTCGACCAGCTTTCGCGCTAAATTTTACGGCTTGGTCAAAGGGGCGCCTTGTGCGCCCCTTGTCGTTTTCTGCAAGCTCCTTTGCTAGCCCTGATAGCCCTGATAGCCCTGTTAGCCCTATCCCCCAACCTTTCCCCAGAATGCCCCTACACTACACACAGGTATTATATATACCTTAAGTTAGAGAAGACGGCTAGCACGGTTAGCACCTCACGATTTACCGGGCGTCGGCGTGCTAGTCGTACCCCGCTAGCCGTCACTTTTTGCCAGCTAGCAACGGCAAGCACCACCGGGTTCTCTGCTCCCCGTTGATGCGCAGGTTCCTTTTTTCGTAGCCAAGCTTGCGCAGCACCGCCCCTATGCGTTTTTGCGCAAGTTGGCCTGAGTCCCGGATTGCTAGCCCTAGCGCCCCGCTCGCGACATCCGCAACGCTCACCGGGAACCGCCCCCGCGGCTGCACCACGACCTCCTCGCCGGCATCCGCAGGCATCGATTCCACGCCCTCCAGCCACTCGGCAATGGCCTCGTGCCACATGTCTTGCATGGTGTGCCGCTCGTGCGCAGGGCCCGCCAAGCGCTCGGCCGCCTGCCATGCCACGCCGCCCGCGCGCCACATCGCCGCGCCTTCCGCCCACAGCTGCTCCCGGGCCGCCGCGATGCCCTCGACGTCCGCCCTGGACACGTCCAGCGGGAGCCATCGCCGGTTGCCCGTCGAGTCGGCCAGGAACCCGAGCTCGGACGGGTTAACGGTGCCCACAAACACGATGCGCCGCGGGAATGTCGTTGAGAACTCCTTGTACTTGGGGATCCACTTCTCGTAGCGCCGGGTCATGAACTTCTTGATGCCGTCTTGGTCCTTGGTGTGCAAGCCGCGCAGCTCGGCGATCTCGCCCACCAAAGCCCCGCGCATGCGGCGTGCCGTGTCCTCTTCCTTGTCGGCGAAGTCCACTTCGATGAAGAACTGGGGGTCAGGCACGAGTGCGGCGATGGCCGATGACTTCCGCAGCCCCTGATCGCCGGCCAGCGTCACGGCCATGTCGACTTGGCACCCCGGATCGAGCACGCGCCCAGCGAGCGCGGTCCACAGGTACGCGCCGCAGGCCCGCGTATACGCCGTGTCCTCGCAGCCGAAGAACTCGACGAAGAACCGTTCACATCGCGCCACGCCATCCCAGCCGGGCGCGCGCTCCAGCCCTGTGAGCCACAGCTGCGCAGAGTCGTAGCGGTTCTCTTCGGCGACGAGCACCGCGGCATCGCGTGCTAGTTCCTTCGGTGCGGTCTTGAACGGCACGGCCTCCAGCGCGACGCGGATGCGCACAAGATCGGCATCCGTCATCGGCCGCCAGCCGTCGCCCTCGGGCGCGCCGGCCGCGGCCACCGTGATCTCGTCGCGGAACTCGTCATGCCCGATCCGCCAGCCGCACACGTCGGGCCGGCGCAGCGCCATCACTGCGTTCGTCGCCGTGGGCAGCACCGCGCCGGCCCGATCCCTGGTGAACGCAGGCAGCGGCGCGGGCGCCGCTCCCGGCCCCCCTGAACCCCCAGCCACCACGACAGCCGAGAACGCGCCTGCGTCGATCGGGCGCACCCAGCCGTACGAGCCGGCCAAGTGGTAGATCGTCTTCGCAGTGATCCCGTCCTCGCGATCGCAGCGCAGGTACGGCCATACCCGCTCCAACAAGAACGCTTCGACGTGCTTGCCGCCGGCCTTCCTGCTGAAAGTGATCGCTAACTCTTCGCCGCCCCCACCATAGGCGTGGTTGATGCCGGCCATGACCTTGAACCAAGTGTCATAGTCCAACGTCTTGTCGCCTGTGTTCGGGATCGCGTCCAGGGCGCTCAGTAGCTCGGCCTCATCCACCGCGCCGACGTCGCCCGCCGCGCGCGCCGCGCGCGCCACGCGCACCGGCCGCTCAAGCACCGGCACCGGTGGGCATCGGCCGTCCCACACGAGCCAGCGCACGTCCTCGCGCCCCCCAGGCGACGGCACGAGCGTCCCGGAGAACTCGTCCGGCACCAGCAGTTCGCTCGCCCCGGCCATCGGCAGGATGAACATGTTCCCGTTGCTACCCGGGCCGCTCAGGTTCACGCGGTCCTGCTTTGGGAACACTTCGATCTGCTTGGCCTTGATGCCCTTGGTGCCCGCCTCGAATCCGATCGAGTCGAGCACGCGGAACATGAACTGGCGCACGCTGTAGGCGTCTTGCGGCTCGTCCCACACAAGCATGACGTGGATGCCCCGCCCGCCGCTGGATCGCCAAGCAATCGGCGAACAGCCGTGCGCCAGCTCCAGCACGTCGCACAGGTTCGCACCCAGCAGCGCCATTTCAGACCACGAGGCATCGCCTTGATGGTCGTCAAGGTCGAACAGCGCCACCAGTACGTGACTGCCGCCAGCCGGCAATGGGCACACGCCCCGCGCCGGCCCGCCGTTGAGGTGCTGGCTCAGCAGTTCGTCGGTCAGCGGGTCCGTTGTCCAGTAGCTTGCGGTCTTGCCGTTTACCTTGGTCTTCGCTGCGGTGATGTCGGTGCGTACGCGGCGCACCAACGGGTCAAGCGCGCGGATATCCCGGATGTCGACTGTCATGCACGCCGCCTCTTTGCGAACTCGAACCGCGCGCCGAGCGCTTCGTGTGCGGCCTGTCGCCAGCGGCCATTGAGATCCCGCGTAGCGCACGCCACGATAGGCGCAGCCCAGCGCAGCGGCCCGCAGGCTTTGCCGTCGTGTGAGTGTGTGCTTCCTTCACCCGGCGAGCCGGTGAAGAACCAGCCCTGATGCCCTGACTTGCTCACGAGCAGCGAAAGCTTGTGCACTTCCGCCGGCGTGGGATCGCTGGCTTTGACCTCGACCCAATAGCCCTGCCCTGGCTTGCCGGGGATCTTGAGCCAGAAGTCCGGCAAATACCGGGTTCCATCCTCGAAAACATAGCCTTCCGGCTCGTAATCCCACGCGATCGCGAGCTCGTCGAAAAGCACCGCGTAGCGGGCTTCCAGTCGGCTGCGAAACAGGCGCCCTTTGTAGCGCGTTTCGATGGCTCTCATTCAGTCTCCAGAGAAGGAGTGTCAGTGTGTCACAGGCGCGCATCGCCGCCAACCGAGCCCCGAACCGAAAGACGGGGGCGGCCTAGATCAAAGGGGGTATCCTTGGGGTTGGCGGGAACGTCAGGTTACACCAGAGCGGACCCGCGTATCAAGTGCTGCGGGGCGCCGGAGAAGCGAGAAGAGAGTCGATCCTGTCAATTAACAGCCCGACGTATGGGCGGCTGTCAGTGGCAAGCTCGCAGAGTGCGTCGCGTGCCTCGGCCAGGGCTTCTCGGAGGGGGTTGGCCATGCGTGCTCCTTCAGCGCCAGAACTGCCACCAACGGCGCGGCAGTTCCAGTATTCGACGGCTTCTTCCTCTGTTTCGCAGCGGTCCATGTTGGCGGTGCAATCGCTACATTCGATGATGAAGCCGCGAAGAAGCATGTCGCCTTCTATTATCTTGCCTAGACGCGGGTTTGCATCTCCGCAGAATGGGCACGGCTTCAGGAGGGGGTTGGTCATGGGGGCCAAGTCGTACATTGTCATCGCTTCAATCCAGCCTTTCCGTGCATGCTTTGGCGTACTCGCAGCCCTTGCACGCGGGCGACAAGTCGCGGCGCCCGAGAACCGGCGCGCCGTCCACGTTCATGCGAACCGCAGCTTTCTCCATCGCGATCGCGGCCGAGCTCGACGGCACGCGGCGCCCGGTCACGTAGTGGCGGATCGTGCCCACCGAGGTATTTGCAAGCCGCGCAAACCGCTCCTGTTGCTCGCCCGTGAGGGCGTGCATGAATCGCTTTAGTTTCATGTTCATGGGCGTTGACTGTAGCACTTGCTCCGTGCATACTGCAAGCGCGTCGGGTGAACCCTCCCTCCTCCTCCTCCTCCTGTCCTTGTTCCCGACGCCGCAGGTAAGCAGTTGCCAGCGCAAAGGCCCGGGGCTTCGGTCCCGGGCTTCTTTTTCGAGTCTTTGGTTGGGCGCGTGGCTCCGGTGATGGATCCTCGCTAATGCTGTGGTCGATTCCCGGTTAGTGCACCACGAACCGCGCGCCCAACCAAAACGCTTGACAGCATTTGATACGGCAGTTAGTCTGCCGACCCACAACACGCCGAAAGCCGGGAACCGTATGACCGATATGAGCCTGCTCGATCCCCTGCCGTGTCACGCCCGGCAATCGTCCGATTCCGTGAAGGCAAAAGCGGCTGCGGACGCGAAGATCGTCTTACTGCGAAATCGCGTTGACACGCTGCGCAGCTTGGCCGACGCGCTGCAAGAGATCAGCGAATCGGGTGGGACAGACATGGAAATGACAGCTACAGCCAATGCTCTGCTGCGGCTGGCTCGCTGAGTTCGCAATGATCACCTCCCTGCGCCTCTGGGCCGCGCGCTTCAAGCTGCGCCTTGTCGACCACGAAATCGTGGACACCGAAACCGACTACGCCGACGCGATGCTTGAGCTTCGCCATGAAGACGCGCGCTGCTTGCGCTGGTACATCGGCGGGCTGCGCTCGGAACGCGCGAGCCTCACCAGCCGCATCCAATTCCTCACCGCCAAACAGAAAGGCAACACATGACCGTCGAGATCAAGCTCACCTTCGCCAACATGGACGAAGCCATCGCGTACCTGACCCGGGACAAGACCGCGGCGGCCGCGGCGGCCGCTACCGCGCCGGCTCCCGCGGAGACCAAGGCCCCAAAGCCTGCCAAGGCGGACAAGCCTGCGGCTTCGCCGCCTTCTGCCGCCCCGGTGCCGGCCCCGGCTCCCGCTGCGCCCGAGACCCCGCCCACCGAATCCGCTGAGCTGCCCTACGCTCCGATCGGTCAGCGCATCGCCGAAATGGTGGCCGTGAGCAACCCGAACAGCGCTGCGAACCGCACCGGCATCAAGGCGTTCTTCGCCACGCTCGCCGAGAAGTACGGCACACTGGTGAAGACCGGCCAGGACGTGAAGGCGGCCGATCGCCCCGAGCTCGTGCTCGTGCTCGACAAGCTCGCCGCTGACGCCAACGAGTCGATGGCGTGAACCTGACGCCGCTCGCATCCGCGCTGATGAGTGCCGGGCTGCGTAGTCCGGCCGAGCACCACCGGCGCGTGTGCTGCGGCCTCTTCGCGCTGCACCTGAGCCTGCGCTCGCATTTGCACCCATTGGAGGGCATATCCCGATGAACGAAGACCAGCAACACGAGCGGCAGATCGTCGCGACGATCCTGCTCGCCGCACGGCTCACGAACAAGCCGCTCGGTCCTTCGGAGGCGGATCTCGTGAAGGAAGCAGTGCGGCTCACCGATCTGCTGCTCGCGGAGGTGAAGAAATGAAGCCGCCCCGCCCCAAGTCGCAGTTCCCGTACGTCTTCGACGTGTACCGCGCCAAGGATGGCTGGCGCTGGCGCCTCTTCGCGCGCAATGGCCGCGTGATCGCGGAGAGCGGCGAGGCGTACAAGCGCAAGGCCGGCGCAATCAAGGGCTGCGAAGCCATCCAATACATGCACGGCTCGACGATCTCCGTTGAGGGAATGTGGGAACCGCAATGACCGAACACCAAGAACAGCACGCGCGTCTGTCCCCCAGCGCCAGCAAGGGCTGGCTCAAGTGCGCCGGCCGCATCGCGCTGGAGTCTGCCTACCCGAACACCGCGAACGGTGCCAGCGACGACGGCACCGCGATGCACACGGTCGCGAAAATGTGCCTCACCGAGCACTGGCGCGCGACCAAGGCCATCGGTACGCTGGTGCCGGTGCACGCCCCGGGCGAGCTCACGCGCACCGTGAAGTTCACCGAGGAAATGGCCGAGCTGACGCAGGGCTACGTCGACACCGTGCGCGCGCTCGGTATCGGCAACCTGATGCTGATCGAGCACCGCGTCGACTTCAGCGAGTACGTCGGCGTGCCCGGGCAGTTCGGCACTGCGGACTGCATCGTCCTGATTCCGCTCGACGAGGGCGGATACGAACTGTTCGTGATCGATCTCAAGACCGGATGGGTCAAGGTCGACCCCGAGAACAACAGCCAGGGCATGCTCTACGCGCTGGGCGCGTACGCCGAGCTGGAAATGGCCTACGACATCCGCAGCGTGCGCATCGGCATCTACCAGCCGAAGCACGGCGGCTTGTCCGAGTGGACGATCAGCGTCGACGGCCTGCTCGTGTTCGCGGACTACGCGAAGGCGCGCGCCGCGAAGGTCGAAGAGGCCACGATCACGCTGCCCGGCCTGAGCGGCGACGGTCTCGACGCTTGGGCGCAGACTTACCTGCACCCAGACCCGAACGAGGAAGACTGCCGCTTCTGCCGCGCGATGGCGACGTGCCCCGCGATGACGCGCAAGGTGCAGAGCTTTGCGGGCAGTTTCACCGTCATCAACGAAGAGGCTACCGTGCGCATCCCCGCTGCGGCGGATGAACTCGCGGAATCGATGGCCGCCACCGGCATGATCGAGGATTGGATCAAAGCCGTGCGCGCCGAAGTTGAGCGACGTCTGCTCGCCGGCCAAGCCGTCGAAGGCTTCGGTCTGGAGCTGGGTCGCGAGGGCGCGCGCAAATGGAATGATGAGGGCGCGGTGGAGGATCTCCTGCGCAAGACCTTCCGTCTCAAGATCGAGGATGCGTTCGATCTGAGCCTCAAGAGTCCGACCAGCGTCGAGAAGATGACGAAGGACACGCCCGAAGGCAAGGCCGCGCTTGGCGGCAAGCAGTGGGCGAAGCTCCAACCGCTGATCAGTCGCTCGCCGGCAAAGCCCAGCGTGAAGCCCACGGCCCAGATCAAGAAGCCCTACACCCCGCCCGAGCTGTCAGCGGACGGGTTCGCAGTTGAACCTGAACAGGAGAACCTTGCATGATGGAAACCTTCACCCAACCCAAGATCACGGGCTATCGCCAGCTGAATGAAGCCGAGGCAGCGCTGATGAACGAGATCAAGGCCAAGGGTCACGAGATCGAGGCACTGATCGCGAAGGTCCGGCACCGGACCGGCATGAACCTGTACGCGCAGAAAGAAATCATCGATCGAGGCGAAACTGAAACTGTTGCGGAAGGCGACCCGCCGACAGCGTTTCAGCGCGCACACGCCGAGAAAGCACGCCTGAACCGCGCCGAGCCCGAGCGCTGGGCCGCGATCGCGCGCACGCACTTTCAAGAGGGGTTGATGGCGCTCACGCGCGCCGTCGCCCAGCCGTCCGGTTTCTAGTTCCCCAACCCGCAAGCCGTAAGCCGTTTGCACAAACCCGAAAGGAAAGCCCATCATGGGTCTCGTTGTTCTCCTGAAAGACGTTCGCCTCTCCTATCCCAAGCTCGACGCCCCGGAGTATTTCCAGGGTCAGAAGCAGCGCGAGAACGACAAGCGGCGTTGGTCCGCCTCGTTCCACATCGGCCCGCAAAGCCTCGCGCAGTTCGTGATCGACAAGAAGGTCGTCGGCTCGCCGGTGGCCGCCAAGAAGTTCATCGATGACGCGATGGTCAAGGTCGCCACCGAGAAGTGGAACGACAAGGCCAAGATGCACCTCGCCAACATCCTGCCCGACCCCAAGGGCTGCTGCTGGCAAGACGGTGCGCGCAAGGACGTGGAAGGCGTCTGGATCTTGGCCTCGCACCGCACCGAGGACCAGCAGCGCCCGATCGTGATCGACACGGACCTGTCGCCGGTCTACGACCGCGCCAGCGGCGCGCTGCTGTCGGGCAAGGCCGGCCGCATCTACTCGGGCATGTACGTCAACGCGCAAGTCGAGCTCTGGGCGCAGGACAACAAGGCCGGCAAGGGCCTGCGCGCAACGCTCATGGTCATCCAGCGCCTGCGCGACGGCGATGCGTTCAGCGGCGCCACGGCGCCGGTGACCGAGGCGTTCGGCGAAGTGGCGGACGGCAGCGACGCCGACGACTTGAGCTGACTTCCAACGGCCTGCTACCCGCAGGCCTGAAGCCACCGGCTGCGGCCGGTCCCCAGTGAGTTACAGCACTGGCGACTTGCCCCCGTAAGGGGCAGCATTTTGGTGAGGGATGGCTCGGCTTGCTGGGCCCCGGTGCATCGCCGCAGTAAGAACCGTCTGCGCGGTCCCCCACCAAAATGCAGGAGGTCATGCAATGAAGGTCTTCGCGATCAGGCACAAGCCGACCGGTGAATGGATGCCGCATAGGCTGAACCGCACCCCTGGCGGGCGGTCCCACTGGATCCCGGGCGACGAACTAGACAAGCCGCACGACAAGAATCCGCGTCTGTTCTTCACGCTGCAATCGGCGCGCAATGCACTGACGATGTGGCTGCAAGGCAAGTGGGAACGCAACCAGGGCGTGAGCCACAGTTACTTCGACGGCCCCGAGGACTACGACGAAATGATCGTCACCGCGCCGCCAGCGCCGCGCATCCGCGGCGACATGGAGATCGTGGAACTGGAGCTGCGCGGTGCGTGACAACTTCTCCGATCTGGAGACCTTCTCTCCGGTCCCGATCACCCACGGCACGCACCGATACGCCGAAGATGCCGAGGTGATGATCTGGGCCTACGCGATCGACGACGGCGCGACTGACGTGTGGGACATCACCAGCGGCAAACGCATGCCCACGGCGCTCGACGAGTCGATCGACGATCCTGAGTGCCTGATCTGGTTCCACAATGGCGGCGCCTTCGACTTCGTTGTGTTGGAACACGCGATGCCCGAGGTGGCGGCGCGCATCCCGATGCACCGGCGCCGCGACACGATGGTGCAAGCCTACTGCCACGGGTTGCCCGGCGCGCTGGGCACGCTCGGCGAGGTGCTGCGCCTCGACCAGGGCAAGCGCAAGTCAGCCGGCGGTCGCAACCTGATCCACCTCTTCTGCAAACCGCAGAACGATGCGTTCTTCAAGAAGCACGGCACGCGGCGCGCGACCGCGAAGACGCACCCCGCGGAGTGGGCCGAGTTCGTCGCCTACGCTGGCCAGGACATCGAGGCGATGCGCGAGGTGCACCGGCGCGTGCCAATGTGGAACTACAAGGGCGCCGAGCTCGCGCTGTGGCACCTTGACCTGAAGATCAACGCCCGCGGGGCGTTCGTCGACCAGGATCTCGCTCGCGCCGCGGTGCGCGCGGCCAAATCCTCACTCGACAAGCTCGCGGACCAGACCTCGGAGATCACCGAGGGTGCAGTCGCGAGCACCACGCAGCGCGATGCGCTGTTGGCCTACGTGCTCGACGCGCATGGCGTGACGCTGCCCGACATGAAGGCCGACACGCTTGAGCGGCGCATGAACGACCCGGACCTGCCTCAGAGCGTGCGCGACCTGCTCGCGATCCGGCTGCAAGCGTCCATGAACAGCGCATCGAAGTACACGGCGTTGCTCAACGGCGTGAGCAGCGACGGCCGGCTGCGCGGTCTCCAGCAGTTTTGCGGCGCGAGCCGCACGGGCCGCTGGGCTCACCGCATGTTCCAGCCGGGCAATCTGATGCGCCCGCCGGTCGACGTCATCGCGCAGTGGCACGGCATCGACAAGACCGCGATCAAGGATCACCACATCCACGAGTACGTCACCACGGGCATCGAGGCGATGCTCGCGGGCGCGGAAGACCTGACCCACAGCAACGTGCGCGCGCTCGCCGGTGCGGCCGTGCGTGGCGCCATCATCGCGCCGCCGGGCCGCAAGCTGGTCATCGCCGACTTGGCGAACATCGAGGGCCGGGTCGCAGCTTGGCTCGCCGGTGAGGACTGGAAGCTGCAAGCGTTCCGCGACTACGACACGGGCGAGGGGCCCGACCTCTACAAGCTCGCCTACGCGAAGTCGTTTAATGTCAGCCCTGATGACGTGAACAAGGAGCAGCGCCAGATCGGCAAAGTCGAAGAACTGATGTTTCAGTACCAAGGCGGCGTTGGCGCGTGGATCACCGGGGCTGCGACCTACGGCATCGATCTCGCGGCCATGACGGAAGCCGTGTGGGATGTGTTGCCCGAGACCGAGAAGGAAGAGGCAGAGGGCTTCCTGCGGTGGTTGTATGACACGGTTCCCGAGGGATCGAAAGACCCGGAGGCCGCGAAGTTCAAGGCGCGCTACGGTCTCTCCGAAAAGACCTTCATCGCGTGCGACGCGATCAAACGCTTGTGGCGCAAGGCGCATCCCGCTATCTCTTCGCTCTGGAAGGAACTGGAGAACGCCGTGCGTACCGCGATCGCGACGCCCAGTGTCACTCTCCAAGTGCGCAAGCTCAAGGTACGCCGCGATGGCTCTTGGCTGCGCATCGGTCTGCCCAGCGGCCGGGCGCTGTGCTACTTCTCGCCGACGATCGACAAGAGCGACAAGATCAGTTTCATCGGGCTCAACCCGTACACGAAGCAATGGGGCCCGACGAAGACCTACGGGGGCAAGCTATTCGAGAACGTCACGCAAGCCGTGGCTCGCGATCAACTGGCAGGCGGCATACCTCTTGCGGAAGCGGCCGGCTACGAAGTGATCTTCGGCGTGCACGACGAGCTCGTCACGGAAACCCCCGACACGGACGCTTTTTCGCACGAAGCACTTGCTACACTCATGTGCAGTGATTTAGGATGGAATCAGGGCTTGCCGCTCGCAGCGGCAGGGTTCACAACCAAGCGCTACGAGAAGGGGTGAACGTGGGCAGATCAAGAGACCTCCGAGAGCACGCGGGGCACACGTACGAAGACGGCGTGCTCTCCGAAGACTACGATCCCGACTACGCCGAACTCGGCGAAGAGGACGACATCGTGTGCAAGCGCTGCGGCGCCGCGGGGCTGTACTGGCAGCGTGTCACGCAAGCCGATGGCCGCGGCGAGCGGTCCGTGCTCTTCGACGCGCGCAGCAAGCGTCAGCACAAGTGCGAGATCGGCGCGGATGCATTCAGCGAGGTGCAAGCATGAGGCAGCTCACCGAACGCCAGCGCGAAGTGCTGACACTCATCGCGCAAGGGAACCGGCTCAAGCAAGTCGCGCCGCTGCTGGGCATTACCGAGTCGGCCGTTGAGGACGCGATCGTGAAGATCAAGCGCAACCTTGGCGCGTCCACGCTGCCGCATGCTGTGCTGCTCGGCGTGGGCGCGGGCATCCTCGATGCGCCCGCCGTGGCACTGCCACCTGGGCGACCGATCGAGGCAGTGCGCGCCGCAGCCGGCAGCGTGCGGGAGATCGCTGCGAGCACGGGCGTGCACCGATCGAGCGTGTGGCGTATGCGAGCGGCCTGATGGCGCAGAAGTACGTGACGATGTTCCAGAGGCTCGTTGCGAACAGCGAAAAGCCCGAGGACCAGAACGAGAACGGGTGCTGGGTATGGACCGGCCGCACGTGCGGCAAGCGCTGGCCTTACGGCCGCCTGAACAAGCGCGTCGACGGCGAGCTCGTGACCGTCGCCGCGCACCGCGAAATGGAACAGCAGTTCCATGATGTACCGCTCGATCCAGAGACCCAGACCACCGAGCACCGGTGCGGCAACACGCTCTGCATCAACCCCGATCACTGGACCCTGGAAACCCGCAGCGAGAATTCGAAACTGAGTCAGCAGAGGAACCCGAGATGGCCGCCGAAGGCAAGATCCGAAAAGCGCTGAAAGAGCGCGTCGAAGCCTATGGGGGCGAGATCCGGGCTGTGAGCTGGCTGGGCCGGCGGAACGCGCCGGACGTGCTGTGCTTGTTCCCCGAGGGTTGGCACGAAACGCAGTTGACACGCCTCGCGGGGACACACCCCTTCATCGAAACCAAGGCCCCGGACGGCAAGCCCACGGCCGCGCAGGCGCGCGAGCACGAGCGCATGCACTCGGCGGGCTGCACGGTCCTCGTGATCTCCACACTCGCGCAGTTGGATGCGTGGTTGCCGCCGACATGACCGCCTACTACAACGAGATCGATCCCTATGCTGCTCAGTGGCTCCGAAACCTCATTGACGCAGGGCACATCGCCCCCGGAGTCGTTGACGAGCGAAGCATCGAGGATGTCATCCCTTCCGACTTGGAAGGCTTCACACAATGTCATTTCTTCGCTGGCATCGGCGTGTGGTCCTACGCACTTCGTCGAGCAGGTTGGAGTGATGATCGAGTTTGCTGGACGGGATCATGTCCTTGCCAACCTTTCAGCGCGGCAGGCAAAGGAGCTGGGTTTGCTGACGAGCGGCACCTGTGGCCTGCGTGGTTCCACCTCATTGAGCGAGCGAAGCCGCGCGCTGTCCCTATCTTTGGCGAGCAGGTTGCGAGCCAAGACGGACTTGCTTGGCTCGACCTTGTTCACGCTGACATGGAAAGAGCGAAGCACGCCCTCGGGGCGGTTGATCTGTGCGCTGCGGGCGTCGGTGCGCCGCACATCCGACAACGGTTGTTCTTCGTGGCCGACACCTACAAGCGCGCTCGCTCACAAAGGTGTGCGGTCGAGGGAGGGCGGCATCGCGGAAGCGATGCGATCGCGCGGCCCGGATTTGGCCGCAGTGGCCCGCCTGTCCTTGTGGGCGACGCCGACAACCCGGGATTGGAAAGACGGGAGCTTCACGCCGAACGTGCCGATCACTGCCCTCCTAGGGCGGCAGGCGTGGGGAGTCATTGGGGTTCGGTGGAGTGGCTTCTGTGTGACGACAGAGACGGCCCCGAGTGGAGGCCAGTTGAACCCGGCACATTCCCGCTGGCTCATGGGGCTCCCGCCAGAGTGGGACGCCTGCGCGCCTATGGCAACGCGATCAACGCGGAAGCAGCAGCGGCCTTCATCCGGGCGTATCTAGATGCGTGACTTCACCCCGCGTCCGTGGCAACCGCCGATGGTCGACTTCGGCCTTGCGCATGATCGATGCGCATTGCTCGCGCGCATGGGGATGGGCAAAACCCCCGCAGTCTTGTCCATCATCGAAGCCCGCATGTTCGCGGGCACGGTGCGCAAGACGATCGTTCTCGCGCCGCTGCGCGTGGCCCGCTCCACGTGGCCCGAGGAAATGCACAAGTGGACCCAGTTCGCGGGCCTGCGCGTCAAGTTCATCGAGTGGACTCCCGCAGAGCGCGAGTTCCTGCGTGTGCTGCGCAAGGCCGACGCCGCAGACCTGCGCGACCCCAAGAGCGCAGAGACCAAGGCACTATGGGCGCGCGTCGAAGAGTTTCGCCCGGCCGCGCGCCGCTCGCGACTCGCCGTGATCGCGCAGCTCGACGTGCTGTGCGTGAACTATGACATCGTGCCCCAACTTGTCGAGATCCTGGGCGAGGCGTGGCCGTTCCAGCTGGCCGTGGCCGACGAGGCGACGCGCGTGAAGTCCTTCCGGCTGCGCCAAGGCGGCAAGCGAGCTCAGGCGCTCGCCAGGATCGCGCACGAGCACACGCGCTTCTGGATCAACCTCACCGGCACCTTTGCGCCGAACGGGCTGACGGACCTGTGGGGGCCGATGTGGTTCATCGACCGCGGCGCGCGACTGGGCCGCAGCTACGACGACTTCGAGAGCCGCTGGTTTGGTTTCCAGCGCGCCAAGGACGCGGTGACCGCGCACAAGACCTACGTCAAGCGCGTCGTGTTTCCGCATGCCTTCGACGAGATCATCGGCCGTATCAAGGATGTGGCGCTCGCGTTCAACCCGAAGGACTGGTTCAACATTAAGGCGCCGATCGTGCAGCCGGTATACGTCGACCTCCCGCCGGACGCGCGCAAGCGCTACCGCGAAATGGAGCGCGATCTGTTCACGCGACTGGACGGCCACGACATCGAGGCCTTCGCCGCGTCGGCCAAACTGATCAAGTGCTTGCAGCTGGCAAACGGCGCGGTCTACACCGGCACCGAGGCTGAGATCGAGAGCGATATCTCGCACTGGGTCGAAGCGCACGACGAGAAACTGCAAGCTCTTGAGTCGATCATCGAGGAAGCGCAGGGCGAGCCGGTGCTCGTGGCCTATCACTTCAAGCCCGATCTCGCGCGGCTCAAGAAGCGCTTCCCGCAAGGACGGCACATCGACACGAAGCGCGACGAGGACGAGTTCAAGGCGGGCCGCGTGCCGGTCGCCTTCGTCCACCCCCAGAGCATCGGCCACGGGGTCGACGGCTTTCAGAACGTGTGTCACATCATCGTGTTCTTTGCACTGAACTACGATCTTGAGTCACACGATCAGATCATCGAGCGCATCGGCCCGATGCGGCAGGTACAAGCGGGCTTTGACCGCGAAGTGATGGTCTATCAGATCCTCGCCCGCGGCACGATCGACGAAGCCGTGGCCGCGCGGCTCATCGAGAAACGATACTTGCAAGACGAGACTATGGACTCGCTTGCGCACAAACCGGAAGAGGTACTGGCATGAGTGATTGGGTTCCTTGGCCTGATGGCGAACCGTGCCCGGTCGTGGGCGACGTGGAGGTTGTCTGGTCGCCGAGCCTGAACAAAGATGGGTATGAGCGGGCCTGCCGACCGGCGCGCACGCTGCTCGCCGAAGCCGACCCTAACGGAGTCGACGCGCACACGCCCGGCGCGAAACTCGACGCAGGAAAGACCCGGGTATGGTTGTGCATTGCCGGGTTCGCGCGCGCGATCGACGAGGTGGCCAAGGTCACGACCGTCGGTGCGGCCAAGTACACACCTAACGGGTGGGCATCCGTGCCGAACGGCGAAGAGAGGTACATGGATGCTTTCGGCCGACACGCGCTTTCGTTCGGCACAGGCGAACGGGTCGACGCCCAGACCGGTTGCCTTCACCGTGCGCAAATGATCTGGAACCTGCTCGCGGCACTCGAACTTGAGTTGCGCGAGCGCGAAGCAAATGCTACAGTCCCCGAATGATCACCGTCACCATCAGCAAGACGCGGCTCGCGGATCTCGGCCAGGACGTGCACCGCGGCATCTTCGTTCTCAAGTGTCTACGCGACCACGGGATTCCGGCTCTCGGCGCGCTCTGGCCGACGGGCGTGAGTGAAGGGACGTTGAGCGCGCGCATGGGCGATGGCCCTGACGCGATCGTGTATGAATGGGATGGTGAAGTGTTGGAGGACTTGGCGTGAACGTCATCGACCTTGAGATCGAGCAACAGCGCGCGGTGCTGGAAAGCTACGGTGCGCTCGCGCCTCACCCGCGCGATTTCACGGATCGGCGGCTTCAACCGCTGCGCGCAACGGGGCTGCTCATCGGCCATGCGAAGTTCTTGGAGCTGATGGCCGGCTGTAGCCAGGGCACCACGTTTGAAGTGTTGCAGCATGGGCAATACCGCGGGCTGACACTCTACCGAGTGACTGGCACCGAAAACGCGCATCTGCTGAAAGTCATCGGCGAACGCGACCCGGAAATGTTATGAACGGACCGTTTCGCGAAGCCTTGGGATTCGTGGCGTTCATGCTTTCGTTCGTCGGGCTTCTCACTGCCCGCACGCGCGTCGGCGGGATCATCGCCATCCTGTGCGCTCTCTTGTCTCTCTTGTCTCTCCGATGAAAACACCTGACTGGTCCGCGCATACCGCAGTCGTCATCTGCGCCGGCCCGAGCTTGAGCGACGCGCAGCTCGACGCTGTGGTGTCGTGCCATAGGCCGATCAAGACGATCGCGGTCAACACCGCGTACGTGTATGCGCCGTGGGCGGACGTGGTGTACGCGGGAGACTACCTCTTCTGGAAGGTGCATCACGCGCGCATCAGGGCACAGTGCCCGAAGTCGCAACGGTGGACCCAAGACGGCAGCGCGGCCGAGCGATTCCAGCTCAACCGCCAGCGCGGCGGCAATCGCGAAGGGCTGGGCCTGAACGTGGTGCACCTCAATGGAAATTCAGGCTTTCAGGCGATCAATCTCGCGTTTCTGTGGAGCGCGCGGCGTATCCTGCTGCTGGGCATGGACATGAAGCTCGGGCCGAACGGCGAGAAGCACCGGCACGGCGACCACGAGAAGCCGCTGGTACAGGCGCAATTGTTTGAAGAGTGGCGGCACAAAGGCAAGAAACTCGCGGAAGATCTCGTAGAGCACAAATGCGAAGTACTCAACTGCACGCCAGGGTCCGCGCTGGAGTGGTTCCCGATGTCGACGATCGAGAAGGAACTCGGGTGAAACTGACGTTTGCACGTTTGCGTGAAGTACTCCGATATGACCCCAAGACCGGCGTTTTCACATGGCGCGTTTCGGCAAGCCCCCAACGCCCCGCGGGATCGACCGCTGGGTGCATGAGCAAGCGGCACAGTGGCAAGACGTACGCTCGAATCCGCATCGATGGGGTTCTCTACTACGCACACCGGCTCGCACTATTCTATTTGCATGGTACGTGGCCGACCAACACCGATCACAAAAACGGTAGCAGTGAGGCAAATCACCGCGCGAATCTCCGAGAAGCCAACCAATCCCAAAATCTAACGAACCGCGGGCTCCTGTCGCGGAACACGAGCGGCTTCAAAGGCGTGAGCAAGTTTCGCAATGGGTGGCGCGCTCAAGTGGGCAGCTCCGTGCATCTGGGCGTGTTTGCCGACCCCAAGAAAGCCGCACGGGCTTATGACTCTGCGGCACGTCGGCTTTACGGCCCCTTCGCACGCACAAACAAATCCTTGGGGCTTTTGTGAGCCGCGCTGTCGTCCTGTTCCGGTCGGGCCTGCATTACCGCCGCGAGGCCTTCATGGCGGGGCTGCGCGCCGTTGGCTACACGCCCACAGACCGGATGGTAGCGAATCCCAGTTCTAAAGACCTCATAGTTACGTGGAACCGCATGGGCGAAGGCCACTCCCGCGCTCGCGAGTTCGAGGCCGCGAAGGCGAAGGTGCTCGTCGTGGAGAACGGCTATCTGGGCAAGGAGTGGCGTGGCGAGCAGTCGTTCGCGATCGCGCACAACCACCACAACGGCGCCGGCCGTTGGCCGAATGGCGGCCCCGAGCGCTGGGACTCGTGGGGCGTGAATCTCGCGCCGTGGCGCAAGCCCGGCGGCGAATGCGTCATCCTCGCGCAGCGCGGCATCGGCGAGCCCGGCCTGCGCGCACCGGACGGCTGGCTCAATCTCGCGGTGAGCACGACCAAGGGGCGCATCCGTCGGCACCCCGGCACGAACAAGGACGGCCCGACGCTGGAAGAGGACTTGGCGCGCGCATCGAGCGTTGCGACGTGGAGCTCGGGCGCCGCGATCAAGGCTTTGATGATGGGCGTGCCTGTGTTCTACGGCATGCAATCGTGGATCGGCGCGCTGGCGTGCCATTCGCTAGGTGAGTTCAAGAAGGGGCCGCTCCGCCGCGACGACATGCGGCTCGCGATGTTCCGGCGCTTGGCGTGGGCTCAGTGGAGCATGTCCGAAGTCGAGAGCGGCGAAGCATTTAGGAGGCTACTGGCATGACCCCTCACGAGCAATTCGAGCGCAAGTTCCGTCGGCCGCAATCGACGGGCAAGTGTTCCTCGCGCGCAGTGAGGTACTTGGATGGGGAGTGAAGCGATGATCATCTACCGAGCAGAAGCGACATGGGACGACGGGCAAATTTGCTCGAACGGGTACGCGGCTCTCGGTCTGTTCGCCCGACTGGAGTCGGCGAGGGCTGCGTGCGAAGCCTCCGGCGGTGCGATGAAGTGGGAGGCGCCGATGTATCGTTCCGGCGCCCTGCTGGAAGCCTTCGGCTCAAAGGACGGCAAAGCCTATTTCATCACTGAGATGAAGGTGATCGATTGAAACGCATCCTCATCACCGGCAACGGCAAGTCCGGCAGTTGGAAGATCCGCGGCGAGCAACTTGGCACCGCGATCGGCGCGACCACCATCCCGCACGCACGCCCCGCGAAGCACATGGACCTTGGGGTCATCGTCAAGCGCATCGATTCCCGCACCGTTGAGGCCATGCGCGCGCAGCGCATCCCGATCGTGTGGGACATCGTGGATGCGTGGCCGCAGCCTCACGGCAATCTGTGGGACCGTGGCGCGTGCCTGCGCTGGCTCAAGAGCCAGATCGAGCTGCTGAAGCCGCATGCGCTCGTCGCCGCGACGCGCGCAATGGTCGAAGACATCCGTGAGACCGGGTTCAAGGCCCCGGTGCTCACGCTGCCGCACCACGCGCGCCCGGGTCAGCCAATCAACCCCGTGCGCCGCGTCGTCGAGACCGTGGGCTATGAGGGTGGCGTGCAGTACCTGGGCAAGTGGCAGGAGATCCTTGAAGCTGAGTGCACGCGCCGCGGCTGGCGCTTCGTCACGAAGCCGGCGACGCTCGCCGATCTCGACATCGTGGTTGCTCTTCGCGAGGCGGACGGCTACGCCCCGAAGCATTGGAAGTCCAACGTCAAGTTGGCGAATGCGCAGGGCTCAGGCACGCCGATCGTCTGCAACCGCGAGGCCGGGTATCTGGAGACCGACAACTCGGCCGCGACCTGGGCCGACACGAAGGCCGAACTCCACGATGCGTTCGATACGCTCGCCGACGCCTCGGTGCGGCATCACGTGTCGACCGAGATGCGCGCCGCGCCATTCACGTTGGCGAGCGTGGCGGCGAACTACCGCGAATGGTTGGAGGGGCTGTGATCGAGATCCTGATCCAGTCCAACATGCACCACAAGGGCGAGCGCATGCTCCGCGCGCTCGCCGCCGCGGCGCCAGTGCCGCACGCTGCTGTCGACAAGCCAACCGGCCGCGCCGCGGTGCTGATGACCTATGGTGTCGGCGACCCCGAGCGCATGAAGATAGTCGAAGCGCACCGGGCGCGCGGCGGCACGTCGGTGCTCTGGGATATGGGCTACTTTGCGACGAAGGATTTCATCGGCGGCATGCGGTTCTCGGTCAACGACTGGCACCCCCAGAAGTTGCTTGATCGCGCACCGCGCGACAGCTCGCGATGGGACAAGCTCCACTTGCCGCTGCGCAACGACTACGACCCCAAGGGGCCGATCATCCTCGCGGGTATGGGCCCGAAGACGCGCGCCATCACCGACAACCCGCATTGGGAACTCGTGGCGCTCGGCAAGCTCAAGCGGCGGTTCCCGAAGCATCAGATCATCTTTCGGCCGAAGCCCGGGCGCTCGTACCCTACGATCCCGTGCTCGCTGATCGACGCGAGCTCGCCGATCGAGCATGTGCTCAAGGGTGCGTCGCTTGTCGTGTGCCGGCACTCGAACGTGGCGCTCGATGCTTGCGTAGCTGGGGTTCCGTTCGAGTCGAGCGACGGCGCGGCAACATGGCTGGACGGCAAGCCCTACACCCCGCAAAATCGGCTTGAGCTGCTGTGGCGGTGCATGTTCTTCAACTGGCGGCCGAACGAGGCCGCCGAAGCATGGAAGATGGTGCTCAAATGTGTGAGTTGATGGGCGTCAAAGCCGCAATGGGTTGGGGGCTTGCCACGCTCCTATGGCTGGTCGTTGCGATGGTGCTGGTGGGGTTTGCCGCATGCGTCGTCGGTGGCATTCGTGCAGGGAGAGGCAAACTGTGAAGATCAATGTTGGATGCGGCCGCCACGTCCTCGACGGGTGGACGAACGTCGATGTGGTGCGCTCGCCGAAGGCGCCCCGCGATCCCGAGATCTTTGCCAAGGCGACCGAAATCCCCTTACCGGACGGCTGCGCCGACGAGGTGATGGCGATTCACCTGTTCGAGCACTTCTACAAGTGGGAAGCTCCGCAAGCTCTTACCGAGTGGCGTCGACTGCTCAAGCCCGGCGGCCTGCTCGTGCTCGAAATGCCCGACGTGAAGAAATGCGCGAAGAACCTCGTGCGCTTCATTGAGACCGAAGACGTAAAGAATCTTGATAGTCTCGCGATGTTCGGCCTGTACGGTGACCCGGGCTACCAAGACCCGTTCATGTGTCATCGTTGGGGCTGGACTCCGAAGACCCTTCGGCCGCTGCTCAAGGCGAACGGCTTCACCGAGATCCGCGAAGCCGAAACCCAGTGGCACGCCATCGGCAAGAAGCACCGTGACTTTCGTATCGAGGCTCGGCGGGCATGATCAGCGCACTCGGCCTGCGGCTTCTCGCGATCACGGCGATGCTTGGTCTACTTGCGGCAGCGATCGGCGGCGTGCACCACCACGGCGTAAAGGAAGGCCGCAGCGAGGTGCAGGCCAAGTGGGACAAACAGACCGCCGAGCTCAACGCGCAGGCGCTGGAGCAGTCGCAAGAGAACCGACGACTTGAGCAACGAAGCGCCGTACGCGCAGGAGAGATCGCCCATGACACCGCCGTTCAAATGGACCATGCTCGCGTTGTTGCTGTGCGTGCTCGTGCTGACGGTGACAGCCTGCGGTCACAGCTTGCCGCTGTGCAATCCAGTGCCGCCGCCACGGCTGCCGACGCCTCCCGAGCAGCTGATGCGATCGCCACCCTCAGCCGACAACTCGGCGAGTGCAGCGGCCAACTTCAAGAGATGGCAAGCCGAGCTGACGCGGCTTCAGTCCAAGTGACGGGCCTTCAGGAGTTCGTGAAGGCCGAACGAGAGCCGGCGCCTTAGCCGCCCTTGCGGTACTTGGCGAAGGTCTCGGCGAGCCGCGCCTGTTTGCCCACCTTGCCCGGCTTCTTGGCCGCGGCCGCAACCTTGGCCGCCGGGATCTTCTTGCCCTTGGGCACGCCCAGCGACTCGTGAAGGCCGCCCTCGTGCATCTTCTTCGCGATCGCGGTCAGGGGCTTTTTCATCATCTTCATGGTCGGGTCTCCGCTCACTCGTACAGCCCTTTGCGGTGTACGAATCGGTTGATCGCCGCGGCGATCCTGCCGGCGGGGTAGCACACATTTTCCTCGTCGAGCGTGAGAGCGTCAACCCAGTGGTTGCCGCGTCGGCGTTTTGCGTACGCGAAGCCCGCGTGCCCGGCTTCATGGCAGATGATCTCCATACTCAGGAACCCGTGCACGAGACCGATGAGGCAGAAGTACCGCGGGTCGACTTGCATGATGCTACGCCCGCGAGCGTCCACGATCTCGCGTGACAGGCCGTTCACGGCCCCGAAGCATCCTCGTCCGAGGTCGTGATGCTTTCCAAGGGCTTCGACCCAGAATTGCCGCAACGCGGTACGGTTCTTGAACACCAAGAGCTTCGCGTGCAGCCCGCGCCTGCCACGCACGCCGACGTCGCACTCCGCGAGGATGCCCTCGCCGGCAGGGTGATTGATGAAGTCGCGCGGCAGAGGCGTACCGCTGCGCCGAATCCTCACCGCGCCGCCTCGTGCCAGATCTCGTCATGCTCGGCGCCCTTCCAGCCATCGTTGAACGGGCCCCCGAGGGTGAAGTGCGCGATGCCGATTTCCATCGGACGCGGCTGCACGTTGACGAGCCAGTTCCACGCGGGATCGAGCGCACCGATCTCTTCGTCGGCAAGCCATCCGAATTGATGCAGCCAGAGCCCGGGCCGCGTGTTGACGTCGTGCAGCGTGAGTCGGCGATTCGCGGGATGGTCCGTGTTCCAGAGGATCACCGAACTCCAGTTCTTGCGCGCGTAGGCCGTTTGCGGTTGCCCGTCCATCTTGGTCGACTCCGCAGGCGCGTACTCGTGCTTGACGACGTACACCGCCTTGCCCGGTTCGACCTCGCGCAGCATCTGCACCGGGTTGCGCAGGAACACGACGTCGCAATCTGTGAAGAGCGCCCACCCGCTCTGGCACAGGATCGGCGTCAGGAAGCGACTGAACGCGAAGTCGGTCGACGCTTTCGCGTTGCTGATGATGTCGTGGTGCGCGTAGCCGCCGTCCGGGCTGCGCCGGTCCGCGAGCCGGGTCAGCAGTCCGGTCTCGCGCAAGCGCCCGAGCTGCAAGAACTCGGCGTGTAGCGTGCTGCGCGCGTTGAGCGTACGGGCCGCCACGCGCGCGGCGCGCGCCTCGCGCGCGTCCCAGCCGATGAAGCAACGAAGAGTCATGCGAGAGCCTGCTGCGCCTTCTCAAACCGCGCCACGCGGTCCGCTTGCCCGTTGAGCCCGCCGTTGATGCGCCGGGTGATCCGCTCGAAGTCGCCGGCATCGGCAAGCGAGTTCAGCCCGCGTGCATGCCAGTACCAGCCGGCGCTGAGCGCAGCCCAGTGCGGTTGCTCCAGCGCCTCGGGTTCGCCCACGAAGTCGTGTCCCAGCGCGTTGCTCATGCGTGCGTAGTTGGCGCGGCCGGTGACTTGGATGAGCCCGCGGCCCATATAACGCCGGCCGTCGCCGGGCTCGGTGTTGCCCAAGTCCTCGCGCCCCTCGTATCCCGCTTGCGCAAGCGTCGGGCCCCAGATCTCGCGCACCCAGCGCAGTCCGCCACTCTCGTGCCCGATCTGGGCCAGGAAGGCAGCTTGCCGCGCTGGCGTGTTGATGTCGTAGGTGGCCATCGCCTCGTTGACCGGATCGAGCCACGTCTGCGCAAGTGGTAGAGAACAGCCGCAGGCAGCGGCGAGCTGCTCGACGTTCACGGCTTGCCCCTTCCGGCCACGCGCAGCGCATCGGCATGCGGCAGATCTCGCAACGGTTTCGGTGGGGGCGGCGTATCGCTGAGTCTGGGCGGCCGGTACTTCCACGCCTTGTAGGCGGTCCCGATCGCGAACAGCGCAAGTCCGACGTGCCCGAGGACTTGTGCCGCCACCGGCAAGCAGTTGCCGACGAAGCCTTGGTTGTCGATCAGGTGCACGAGCCGCGGCCAGCACACGATGAACACGCCGGCCATGCCGGCGCGCTGGGCTAGATTGTCATCGTAGAAGCGAGGCGGGATGAACACGCCGACGATGCACAGAAGCATCGTGACGGCCAGAGAGACAGCGGAAACGAGCCACATTGGTTCACCTCTTCACCCGTTCGACGATCGCGTTCCACAGGTCGGCGGCGGCCTGCTTGGCGTCGAAGTTCGTGATCATGTCGAAAATTTTCGCCACGATTGCGATGCCGAAGAGGCCAGTGATGTAACCCGCGACCTCTGAACTGCTGCCAATCGTCACGGCGATGAACGGGCCAACGAACTTCGCGATCGCGGCGCCGGCGACGAGCGTACCCGCGGCGCGCCGCCAGCCGTCGCGGAAGAACAGGAGCGCCGTGATGCTGCCTGCGACCCCCGGGACGGCTTCCTTTACCTCAGGTGGCAGATCCATTTGTCTTCCTCAAGACGGCAACGAGAAGGATGGCAGTGATCACCATCATGTAGAGAGGTAGCCCCGTGGCCTTGTCGCACAGCCCTGAATAGAGCGGAGTGTCAGGCGGGGGTCTGTCCATCGGGTACAGCACGCGGCACGCAGCGATCTGCGCGGACTCGGCCGCACCCCACGTGCACGCGAGCGCCGCAGCGTAGCGGATCGCTGCGGGCTTGAGCGGCACGAGCGACCAGACAGCGAGGTAGAGCACCGTCGACTCCACCGCGCGCAGCACGGAGTGCCACGCCTTCGCTGCGGCCAGTTGGTTCGCGTAGAAACTGGCGATCAGGTCGTAGCTGTAGTGCGTGATTACCACGAGCACCAGCAACAGCGACGGCAGGAACGCCTTGCGCATCACTCTTCCCCGTGACCGCCAGTGCCTTGAGGCTTCTCGATTCCGCCGGCCGACGATTGACGCTTGAGCCAGTACGTGTGGCCGAACCAGCCCAGCGCGAGGCCGATGAGGATGCCGAAAATCATAGTCATGGGTCACTTTCCTTTCTTGGGTTTCGGGGCAGGCTTGCCGCCACCGGCGCGCCGCTGCACGCTAAGGGCGATGGCGATAGCCTGTTTCTTGGGCTTGCCGGCCATGAGCTCGGCCTTGATGTTCGGGCCAACGGCTTTCTTGGAGGGGGACTTGATGAGAGGCATGATCGTCCTTTTCAGTCGAGCGGTTCGGCGTTTTCCTTGAGCCAGGACGCGAACCGCGCCTTGGCCTTCGCAATCGCATCATCGATCTGCTTGAGCAGCGTGTCGCGCATTTCGGCCGGCTTCGCGTTCTTGCCCAGCGACTGCGCGACAACGCTCGGGGTCACGGCTTCGGCCGGCTCGCCCGGGTCCTTGTGCGCGATCGGCGGGGCGGCTTTCTTCTGCGCGCCCTTCTCAAAACCCTTGGGCTCCTTCACGAGCTCGCTCGCCTTGGCGCGCGGGCCTTCGGCTTCCTTGTTGATGAGCCCCTTCTTCTGGAGCGCTTCAACCATCGCCTGCCCGGCATCCGTCTGCACGCGCCCCGGCGCGATGTCATGGCCCGCGTCACGCGCGGCCTTGTACATCATTTCGGCGATGCCGCGCTTCTGGAAGTTGGGCGCTACCCTCGCATTCTCTGCGGTGAGCACGCCATCGGGCCGGATCGCGAAGTCGATGAAGCCGCGGCGCTCGCCGGTCTGCGGATCGCGCGCCTCAACCATGATCGCCTTGGTCTTCTCGCGGCCGGCGCCGAACTCTTCGGGCTTCACCGAGAGCGTGTACTCGGCGCCTTGCTTATCTACACCACGTTTTTCGCTCGATCCGCCGGGCTGACTCCCCGCACGTTCGGCTCCGGGCGTTGCAGGGCGGTTGGCCCCGGGTTGCCCGGCTGCGGCTGGAGCTGTGCCAGCGGGGCGCTGGGTGGCTTCGGGCTTCGCGGCAGCGCTTTCGCTGCTGCCAATAGCTTGCTTGGTTTCAGGCGCATTGGGCGCTCCTTCCTTGATCTTCCGGTTGACGCCGGCAAGGTACTCGCCGATCGGTACGGCTTCGTACTTCTCGGTGTTCAGCGCCGCGACCTTCTTGGGGTCGTAGGTCTCCATGATCACCTTGCCCGTTGCCTTCTCGCGCAACACCCATGAGTTGCCTTTCTGGTACGTCGGCGCGGCGGCAGCGGGTGCAGCCTCGGGCTGCGCGGTTCCTTGCTCAATGATTCGGTCGATCTCGCGATCAAACATGCGGGGACTCCGTTCGTGTTGAACGGCCGCATTCTCGACGGCCTTCTCGTCGATGTCGAGAGCTTTTGCTACAGCCTTCGCGCGTTCCGCATCTTGCGGGCCGAGCTTGTGCTCCTTGATCACCGCATTCTCGACCGCGGCGCGTACCTCGCTCGGGCGCCGGCCGCGGGTCTCGATCCCGCGCTTCTGAGCCGCGTCGAATAGCGCAGTGTGCGCATAGTCGCCCTTGCCGCCTCCGATCGTCACCTCGGTGGCCTCGCCGGTCGGGATCGGCGGGAACTCCGTCGCCTCGCCGACCGGGATCGGCGCCTCGGGTGCAACGACCTCGGGCGCGATCTCGGTTGCCTCGCCCACCGGCACCGTGGGCTTGAGCTCGGTTGCCTCGCCCACCGGCACCGTGGGCTTGAGCTCGGTCGCCTCGCCCACGGGCAGCGGTTCGGGCGGCGCGGTCACTTCCGGCGCGGTCACTTCCGGCGCCACCTCGGGCGCGATCTCGGTCGCCTCGCCAGCCGGCACCTTCTCGGTCTTGCCGACCGGGATCTCGGGCTGACCTTCGGTCGCCTTGCCTGCGGGGATCTTGCCGGGCTTCTCGACCGGGATCACGGGCTGGCCCTCGATCACCTCGCCGACCGGGATCTTCTCGGCGCGCAGCTTGTCGGCGCGCGCCTGGAGCGTCTTACGCAACGCCGGGTCTTCCGTGGCCTTGGCCGCGGCTTCCAGCGCCTCGACACTGGCCGCCTGCTTTTTCGCCGCGGTCTCGGCGGCGATGGTCTTCTGCACGGTCTTCGCGTGCTCGTCGAGCGCGGCCTGCACCGCCGGGTCCGTGGACTGGGCGCGCAACTTCTCGACTTCGGCGAGCCGCGGGTCGATCGGCGCGGGCGGCCCGCCAGCCGGGCCAGCGCCACCGGGAGGCGGTTCCGCAGCCCCGCCAGCGCCGGGCGGCAGTTCCTCGGGCGGGAGCTCGGCGCCACCTTTCTTCAACCCCTTGCGCACCATCGCGCGCGCGACGGCAGGGCCCGCGAGGTTGTACGCCACTGCGGCCGGGTACATCGTCGCGGCCTTGGCCGTTTCCTTGATCGGATCGAGGATGAACTTGTACACGAGGCTGCGTTCGGCAGTGCCCGATGACTTCTGGTCAACGAGGTACTTGCCAGCGCGCGCCAGCTCGCCCAGCTCGCCTCCGCGGCCGCGGCCCATCGCTTCCTTGCCGGCCTTCGATGCCGTGACTGCGTTCATCAGCGCTCCAGGCGCGATGTCGCCTTCGACGGACTTCGCCACAAGGGGAAGGATCGTCTTGGCCTTGGCGTACTCCCTGCGTGACGTGTCGTACGCCGCGCGGTCCTCTGCACTGAGCTTGTCGCGGAAGGCATCAAGCACCACGTCTTGCAGATCGCTCAGTTTGTTGCCGAGCGGGTTGCCGGCGTTCGCGCGGATCTCGCGGCCGAGCTCGCTGTTCAAGTCCTTGAACGCGGTCCCGGGGATGCTGCCGCCGTTCTCCGCGGCCAGCCTCTCGAACTCGTCGATGTAGCCGCCGACCACGCGCTGCGCGTCCTCGGTCGTGCGCGACAGCGCGCGGCGCTGCGCCGCGAAGCCACCCTGCACGTCTTCAAGCGGAAGCTCGGTCTTCGCCGTGATCTCGCCGATCTTGCCGCCCGAGCGGTTCATCGCAGCGCCCAGCACGTCGCCCGTGAGCCGCGTGGCCGTCTCTTCAGGGTTCACGTGTTTGATCAGCGCCTGATTGAAAGCCTGCTGCCGATCGGCGCGCCGCATTTCGCCGAACGATCCCGGCACGCTCTCGGCCGTTTCGCCGGCCATCTTGACGAACTTGTTTTCGGCGAGCTGGTGTGGCGCGAAAGTGAGTCCTTGCTCCATGCCGGCCCTGACGTTCGCCGCGCGCTGCGGCGTGATCGTCGGCACTGCCGCCTCGACCGCTGCCGCACCCACGCGCTTCGCCGCGGTGCCCGTTGCCTCAAGCGCGGGCCGCGCGCCAGGAACCGCGGGCGCCAGCGTGCCGGCGTGGCCGCCCAGCGTCGCCATCAGCGGGCCCAGCGCTTCGCCGGCCTTCTCGGCGTACTCCTGTCCGGTCTCGGTCGACGGCTGATAGGTTGCGGCCTGCGCGCCTTGGCCCATCGCCTCGTTGAGCGCTGAGAGCATGGGGGTACTGGCCTCGCTGCCCCGCGGCGTGCCGATCCGCGCCCCCGCGGGCATGCCCGGCGCGTTGATCACGCCGGGCTGCACGCCACCGCGCAACGCAGTTTCGGCAGCGCCGACGGCGCCCCCCACGTACCCACCTACCGCGCCTGGAAGCGCATTGACGAGCCCGGTCGCTAGACTTAGCCCCGCTTCGACCGCGCCACGGGCCTTCTCCAGAAACGACGGCTCCGGCGCAGGCGGCGCAGGCGGCGCGCTGCCCGGGATCATCGCGAGGGTGGCCTCACGAGAAATGTTCGTCGGCGCGCCGGTGATGTCGAGCACCGTTCCCGGCGCCCCGACTGCGGGTGGCGGGGCCACGGGCGCCTCGGTCTGCTGGCTGCGCAGCCGCGACGCGATCTGCGCGAGGCGCTTCGCGTCCTCGACGTTGCCGGAAGCGTCCGCGTTGCGGAGCGCGGTCATCACGTCATCGTAGGAGGGCATGCGTCACTTCTTCAGGTACTTGTTGATGAGCGCGTCATCTTCTGCCGAGACCTTGGGCGCACCACCGGGCGCCTTGCCGAGTCCGCGCATCTGCGCGCGGGTGTCTTCAAGCGTGGCCTTCCCTTGCTCCAGACCGTTCCGGGCTTCCTTCTTCATCACGTTGTCGATGATGTCGACGATCGTTCTCGGCGGCATGTTGGCGTTGATCAGCTTGTCGCCGGTCTCTTGCGCCGAAACGTGAAGCTGTGCGTTGGACAGTGGCGAAGTGAGCACCCGCTGATGCTCGCGCGACAGCCCGAGCAGCGCGGCTTGCAGTTGCGCGAAGTCGGAATCCCCAAGCACGGTCTTGAGCGCGTTCAATGGCTTGTTGAATAGCGGTCCGCCCTCCGTGGCGCCGCCCTTGGCGAGCAGCGACTTCACGAGATCGCCTTGCCGCGTCAGCGTACCGTTCAGTTGCTCAACTGCAGTCACGTACTTCTGGCGATCGGTCAAGGTCTTCGACAGCGCGACCTGTTGCGCCCGGGTCGTACCGTAATCTTGTGGTGTCAGCCCGTGTTCTTCGCCCCACGACGGAATGCGGTCCTTCACGATGGAAATGAGTTTCTGCCCCTCCTTGCCACGGGCGAGACCCGCCTGCCAATCCCGGTCCCCAGACCACGCAAGTTGAGCATAGAAGTCGACGACCTTCGGGTCGATCCCTTTCGCCGCGCCACCCGCGCCTGCCCCACCACCCATGCCGCCACCAGCCTTGACCTTCTCGATCCCAGCCGCGACGCGCTTGGCCTTCTCCTTCTCGGTGTCGGACAGATCCGATGCCTCGATGTCGGCGAGTTTCTTCGCCAGCGGGCCGCCGGTCTGCGCCGCGGCGGCTGGTGGCGCCAGTAGCTCGCGGCTGGTTTCCTTGCCGGTGGGGCCTTTCGTGATCCGCACGGTGCCGTACTTGCCGATCGGCACGTTCTCGTAGGTCTCCTGCTTCGCCGGCATCTTGCCGCCGACCGAATACAGCGCGCCCAAGAACGCATCCGGTGTGGCGCCGGCTTCCTTCATGCCCTGGTCGACCTTTGCGCGCAGTGCAGGATCTTGCAGCCCCGACACGAGCGTTTCCATCTGGCCGATGCGGTTCATCGCATCTTCCATGCTGATGTGCGCGATCGGGTCATTCGGGTCCGTCGAGCGGTTCTGCGTCACCGGGGCGTCGTAGTGCCCGGTTGCGCCCGGCGGCGCGCCGTAGCGCTGTTGCTCGATCGAGGCCATCTGCCGCGTTTCGGCGACGCCGGCCTGCGAGTCCGGGCCTTCACGCACGAACACGCGCAGCACCGGCGTGACCTTGCCGGCGTTCGGGTCGTTGGGGTTGTTCGGATCGGACGGCGCCGGCAGCAGCTTCACGACCTGCTTGCCGACGATGACGCCACCGTGCGGGCTGGGCTGGCCGACCCCGGTTTTCAGCTCGGGCGCAAAGAGACCGTTCAGGGCCTTCAGCGTCATGCCCTCGTTCCCGGTCTGGAGACCGGTGCGGAAGTCGTTGACCATCTGCGTGACAGGCGCCGGTTGGTCGCCTTGCGGCATGAAGTCTTGCAGCGGCCGGCGCGCGGTGGCAGTGAGCGTGTGCACCAGCCGCGCAGGCGGGTACTTCGGGTCCATCGGATCGAGTTGCCCCGCCGACATTTTCGAGGCGTCGTCCTGCGCAGCCTGCCGCCACTCCTGCGCCATGGGCGCGACCTTGTTGAGCAGATCCTCGTGCCCGCGGCGCGCCGTGGCGGCGCGCGTGGCGTATTCGGTCTGCACGTCGATCGGGATCTTCGTCACATCCCCGCCGTACTGCTGCGCGAGCCCGGCGCCCTCGGTCGCGAGCATGCCGAGCCGTTCGCGGCTGGCCGCGAGCGCGTTGTGGGTCTCCGCGAGCTCCGCAGCCTTGGCCGCGCGCTCGTCGATGACGGTTTGCCGCGCGATCTGTCGCTCGCGCTCTTGCGCGGCCGCGCGATCGATGTCGACCTGCCGGCCCATTTGGAAGCCGGATTCCAGCCCTTGCGCGATTGCTCCACCGAGGCCGTAAGCCATGTCTTGTTCCTAGAAAAGGCCGCCCGCAAGACCGCCCAAAACGCCGCCGATCAGCGTTCCGACGCCGGGCATGACCGCAGTTCCAACTGCGGCGCCCAAGGTCGAACCGAGCTGCATGTTGCCGGCCTTCTCCTGCGCCGCGATCTGTTTGTTCGTGACGTTGCGCTGCGTTTCCTGCGCCGCGACGTCGCCGAGCATCTGCATGGCCTGCTGCTCGCGGCTCTCGGCCGCGCCGGCCAGCCCGCCGCCTGCGCGGCCGACACTCGCGAGAGAAGCGCCTACTCCGTATCCGCCTGCCATGCTCAGTGCTCCCGATGGTGGGTGAACAGCGCGCGTTCAGCACGCAGCCGCGCCGCTACGGCGTCGAGAAGAGAGTCATGGTAGCCGAGCGAGAACGCCCGCTTATCGTGGTTGATGACTGCTCGCCATTGCTGCGTTCGCTTGAACCAGTAGACACCGCGGACCCCGCTCTGGGACCGTCGTTGGGGCGTTGCGTTCTCACGCTGCTGCTTTTCTGTCGCGTGGCGCAGATTCAGCCAGCAGTTATCCGCACGTTTCCCGTTCTTGTGGTCGATCTCATGTGAAGGCCACTCCCCGGTCACGTAGAAGACCGCCAGCCGGTGCGCGTAGTAGTGCGTACCCTGGATGTTGATCGACACGTAGCCGCAAGAAGTCAGCGTGCCCGCGACGTCACCGGCCTGCGTCCGCCCCTTCTTGATCGGGTTGGGATCAACGCGCCACGTGAACTGCCCTGTTTCCGGGTCATAGTGAAGCAGCTCAAGCAAGCGAGCATGCTGGAGAAGCATTCGACGTTCACTGGGCTTCATGTTGGTGCAGGGTTCCCGAGGATGCTTTGCTGCCTCTGACGAGTCAGGTCACCGGCAACGTTTTGCGATTGAACGTCGGCAAGACTCTTGCTCAATCCGTACTGCTTTTGCTGCGCTGCCTGTTCCTCAGGAGAGAGCGTGACGCCGAGCCCCCGCAGTCGGCGTGCCGTGGCGCCGGCCTGCTGCGTATATGCAGCGTTCACGTCTGCGCTTGCCTTCGCCATTTCCTGCCCCGGCAGTGTCGTATCCGTGGCGTATTTTATCAGTGCATTTTCAATCGGCACGAACGTGTTCACGTAGTTCGCCCACTGCTCGCGCGTGAGTTGCGCGTACAGATCGCTGGCGCTGGTGCCTTGCGTCGAGTCTTTGCCGCCCATGCTGCCGAGCAGCGCTCGGCCGCCTGCGGCTGCGCCAAACCCAAGAACGTTGCCGAGGAAAGCCATGTCAGGTTCCCGCCTGCGGCGTGTTGATGCCCGGGCCCGTTGGGCCGGTGTACGCCCCAGTGAACTTGTTGTATTCCGTTCCGAACCTGTTCGGCGCCATCGCGCTCTGGAGCCCGTAGCCCGCGGTCTGCCCGGCGAGTTGGGCATATCCCTGCTTTTCGGCGAGGGCTGCCTGTGCGTCGGCTGCGGATTGGTACCCGCTCTGCTGCGCCTGGAGTGCCATCGAGTTCGCCACACTGGCCGACTTGCCCTGCCCGATCTGCATGAGCGCGCCCAACCCTTGTGTGTAGGCGTCCTCGATCTGCTGGTCGGCGATCATCGTGCTCAAGCCCTTCGACTTGGCGAGATCGGACCCGATGCCCGTGATCGCAAGGTTCGCCCGCGAAGATCCCGGTGCTGCGCCCGCGCCCGTGAGCCCCTTTTCCAAGGCCCCCCGCGCCTGCGCAAACTGGATCTGGGTGTCGGTGGCGGCCTTGCCAGCGGCTTCGCGGCGTTGCGCCGAGCCTTCGGCGCCCATCGCTTCGACCTGCTTGGCGAGCTTCTGCTGAACGGGCAACCACCGCGCCTTGTAGTCGTTCATCAGGTTGACGGCGTGCTCGGCCATCGCACGCTGTTGCGCGGTCTCCTGAACTTCGCCGCCACCTTTACTCATCGACTTGCCTCACGAACTCGTTTGAACCGCGTCGGTGCCACTCGGGCCCGAGCCGCCTTGCCCATCCGCGCCTTCGGGTTTGGAAGGCAATCGTCTGTGCTCCGAGATCGCGTGCGATGGCTCGCACTGCGGCGTCTTGTCGCTCGAACGCGCCATGCCTGAAGGCAATAGCGATCCACACGAACATTTCGAGGGCATCCCCGTGCGGGCGCAGGTCAACGACGATCATGCCGTCTTCGCACGCTAGGCACATGGCCCTTTCTGACGCGCATTGTGACTGAATTTCACGGATCTCGGAAGCACTGGCGATAGTGGGCGCCAACCCACGGCAGGCGGCTTCCACCATCCGTGGGTCTTCGATGGTGAAAGCCGTCCCAGAGATCACACCCCGAAACCGATCGGCGATGCGTACCACACGCCATCGGCGAGCGAGACGGTGCCGCTGCCCGAGGCAATCGGGCCGAACGGGCCGATATCGCTGGCCGCCTGCGCGGTGATGGTGTACGGGCCGACGCCGACGCCCGAGAAGGTGACCGGCAGCGAATAGCTGCCATCGGGTTGCAGCACCGAATTCGCTTCGACGTCCGCCTTCAGAATCTCCTGTTGGAACAGGGCGCCGCCGGCGTCGGTGAGCTTGACGCGAAGCAGTTTGAAGTTGGTGTTGCTCGGCGGCGGAGCGGCAGTGAAGTTGACGTTGATGGTGATCGACATGATTCCCTTTCTGGGCGTTGAAAAATTCTGCGAAGTGTCACGAAAAAGGTGTCGTCGGTGGCGTGAATGATGCGCCGCCACCAGGGATACCGGCGGGAATTGAGCGGCGCATTTGGCACATATCCCACTGACCGTGACTCGGACCGTTGTCGCTTGGAACCTTACCGAAGCGAAGTTCCTTGCCCGAGGGCACATTGAGCGTCGTCAGTCCGCTGATGGTCGTCGACGAACCCCCGTTCGTTTGCACGTAAACGACGTTGTCACTCGACTGGTGGTAGAAGGAGAAATAGAACCAAGTGTTCGCCGTGATCGCGACGCTATTGACGACGACGTTGCTTAGCGTCGTGCCGTTGGAGTAGTACAGACGGAACCGGTTGTCCGTCAGCACATACATGATGAACGCTGTGCCGGCCGCCGTATTCGTCGCGTCGGTTACTCCGAAAACCGCCTGATTGATGCCAACCGCAGTCGGGTAGAACCACAGGCCGCAGAAGTAGTCCCCGGTCGTGATTGTGTTGCTTCCCGTGTAGTTGGTGCTCAGGTAACTCGTCGCGGCGTTGATGTCCAACGCAGCAGAGCCTTCTTTCGGGTTCGTCGTGCTCGTCGTAACGTTGGCGTCCGAGCGGGTCCACGTACTCGCAGCAGTACCATCATCCGTGAAGACCGAACCGCCATTGGCGCCGTTGAACATCAAGTGAACGATGTCGGATATGGAGGTGCCGCCCCCCATAAGCAACGCTTGCTGCGATGCCGCCGACAAGGGGCCGCGGACATTGCGGGGGAGAATCGGGCGTCGCTCGCGCGGAACGAGCAAGCCTGAAGCATCTTGCACGAATCTCATGTCAGTCCCGTGCCACTGATGATCCACTTGGTAGACGTCACTTTGACCGCCGTTGCCACGCCGTTTTGCGCGAGTGATCGCGTGCCGGTAGTCGTGCTGCCGCCCAGAGTCAATGTGTCACTTGTGATTGCGATCGACAGAACCTGTGAGGTTTCATTGATGAACGTAATCGCGGTCCCGACCGGGTACGCCACATTCGCGTTCGAGTCAATGGTGAACGTGCGCGCATTGGCATCCGCCGCGGGGTGAAGAATGTGCTTGCCCGAGTCTGCGGCAACAGTCGTGTAGTTTGCGCTTTGGCTGTTTTGGGGGATGTTGCGAAAGCCGGGGGAACCGCTCACGAGTCCGGTTCCGTTGTCCACTGTCATCACCGTGCCTGCGCTGGAAACGATGACGTCGCCGTAGTCGCCGTCAGGCAGGGATACGTTCGTGGATCGGCCGTTGACATCGAGGTGCAACCACCCCACCGAGTCGAGATAGAGAAGCGTTTCCCCTGCGAGAAGCGTCACTTGACCGATCAGCTGGCGCGAACCGGAGCCGTCCACCTTGTTGACGTAGATCCCTTGTGAGTTCACTGCTTCGCGGTTGACGAACGACATGTACTTGATCTGCCGCTGAGTCGACGCCGCTGGCGCGCTGACGATCGTTGTCGTCACCGCAGTCGTGGTGTTGCCTTGGGCGGTCCCTGGCGTCGCGCCACTGTCGTTACCGTCGATCCACGCGACAGCCCAATCAACCGATCGGGCGCCTGAAGTGGTGGATGTCAGCGTTTCACTGGTAGCCGTCAAGAAGATCATCAGAACATCCTCAACGCCACGTAGCGCATGATCTGCCTGCGGTAGTTCGCAGTCAGATGGTAGTACTCTCCGGTCGCGCCCCCTTGGAGCCCCGACAGGTTGTTGTGGTTCGTGACCGGCGTCACTTGGAACACCGTATCGGAAGCCTGCGAAATCTGCGACGCAGCAGCTGCGCTCTTCTGGAACGTGAGCCGCGCAATCAACAGTGCGTGCGTCGGAAGATTCGTCGGCACGACGCTGGGCGGCCCCTCCGTCACTGCGTCCGCGAGCTGGTTGTGCTGCGCTTGCCCGTAGAGGAAGAACAACGTCCCCGAGTCGATTGCCACGTAGAACCAGAGGTTCGCGTAGTAGTTGTTGTTCATCGTGACGAGCCCGCTCGCCACGTCGTTGTACTGCGTGTTCGGCCACTGTGTGATCGTCGGCAGGCCAAAGACCCAGTTCGTGCCGTTGTAGTACGCACTGCCGACACCCCCGCTCACGCTCGTGTTGACTGCTGCGACTGCGAAGTCAGTGAGGCGCGACCAAATGACACCCGCACTCAGCGTGATGTTGCGTGTGCCGGTCTCGCCGAGAATCAGACCGCCCACCGAGTTGTCGCGCTGCGCGGGCGCCAAGGCATCGAACCGCTGGATGATGTTGGTGATCGGGTCGCCCATCCAATACGGGTTGCTGAACGTGAAGAGCGTGCCGCTGATATTGACCGCGCTTCCGAGCGGAATCTCGGTGTCCTTGTCCCAGTCGAACGTCGTCCGCATTTCCGTTACTGCGCCGAGCGGGTTGCTCGGCGCGTAGACGTACCCGAAGAACCGAAGATTGCCGTCGTTCGGGATCTCGAAAGTCTGATCGTCCCAATCGACGAACCGCAGCTCCGACACGTTGTCGTCGGCCAAGCGAACCATACCGGTGCCGGCCATCACGACGACAGAGTTGCCAGTGCCAGCACTGATCTCGCCGCCCGTGATGCGCCCCGGTGAGTGCATCACGTCGATGAACTTCTGCAAGTCCCGGTACGTGGCGCTCGACGCGCGGTGCACGCTTACTTCTTCGGCCTGTACCGGCGCGTGCGCCGGCCGCGTGGCCCGCTGCGCGAACGCTTGCGTCGCAAGCTGCTCGTGCGCGTCAGCGGGGTTCGTCGGCCGGAACGGGTTCGTGTGCGACATGGCTTACTGGATGCGGTTCACGTACCCCGTGACGTTGATCGCGTTCGCGGTGTCGGAGAACGCGCGCACCGCGAGCCCGCCGTTGAGTACTTGCCCCGTGGCAATGGGGATCGGCGGCGAGTTCGCGGGGATGACGTAGGTCTTGACCATGTGATCGCCCGGGTTCGTGACGCCGCCCCACTCGATCGTGATCGAGGCTGCGGCAGCGGTCACGTTCGCCGCCCACAAGTACACCTCGTCGAAGGCGACGGCGCCTGCTATCGCGGTGTGCAGTGGCGTGCCCGGTGTCGCGACGGCGGCAACCGGGATGTTGCGCCCGCTGGTGCTGCCTGAGAGAAGTTGGCGTGAATAGCTGGACATGATTCAGGCTCCGAAAATCTGAGTCGCCAGGATGTTCAGTGCATCCGCAGGCGGAGGCGGGGGCGCCGGAGCATGCCGGTGGAGCGCCGCTTGTGCGATCGTGAGGTTCGCGTCATCCGCTGCGGTGGCCGATCCTCCCGTGTTGCTGATCGAGTTTACGATAGCCGTCAACGCAGTCAGTTGTTGCTGCAACGCGGCAATCTGGGTTCCGGTCGTGTTGACAGTCGTGCCCGCTATCGCGGTCGTCGTGTTCAGCGCCGCCTCGATCGCCTCGATGCGCTGGCGGATGTTGCTCACCGCATCCGCGACGGGGCGCTGCTCCAGCCGCGTCGGAGTGGCGATGGCGGGCTTGCCGAGCGCCATCAGCCGAGCTCCGAAACGTCTTCCGCGATCTCCAGCACCCGCACTGTCGACGTGCCCAGCACTTCGAGTTGAAGCGTCGTGTACTCGTCGACCGCGGTAAGGGTGAACTCGGTCTCTTCCGCGATCACCATTTCGTCGACCTGCACGCCATCGGCGTAGACGCGGAAGAGAATGTTGTCGTAGTCTTCGGCGCGCACTTGAGCGATGAGCATCGTCGCGGGGCGCTCCAGAAGCCACAGCTTCGAGCGCCAACGGTAAGTCATCAGGTCCGTGTCGGAACCCTCGAACTCGAAAATGTGCGTACCTTCGATGTAGGTCGGCGTCGTCGGCGGGAACGGCAGCGAAGGATCGTCGGGCTCACTGTCGTAGTCGAGCACGAGGTACATCGTGTCACCCACCGGGTCGACATAGGCGGCGCTCGCGTGGAAGGACATCGGCACGATGCCGAACCCCGTCGCCTTCATATCGACCGCGTAGCAACCCCGCGCGCTATCGGTCTCCCAGAAGAGGAAGCAAATGTCGTTGTGCGCGACACAGCGTATGCTGCTCGGGTCCAGCGCTTTCCACTGGATATCCGTGAACACACCATCGGTGATGTTGCGCACCTGACCGATACCCGCGCATGCCATGAGTCCGTTCGTGCCGGCGAACACCACGCCGATACCCGTGAGGTACGTGAACGAGAGCTTGCTCATCGCCGCGTACGGCACCTCGAACTTGCTCATGCTGTATGCAGCGGGGTCGTTGCCCGTCGCCACGTACACAAAGCTCTGCGTGCCGATCACCACCGTGTTGTCGATGTTGCCGATGCCCACGATGTCGGTATCGGTGTTCAGCCGGTACTCGACGGGCCAAGCATGCGGCTGGTTGATCGCGCTGAAGCACAGTTGGTTGCGGCGGAACCCGACCATGATGCCGTTCGGCAGCGCCATGATCCCGCGCAGATCGTCAGGCGGCAGCGCCCAAATGTCCGAGGGCAGCACTTCGCCGAGCTCGGCATCGGTGAGCGTGTCCACGTAGTCGGCCTGCGCGAGCGGGATCTCGGCGACGAACAGGAACTCGGTCCCCGTGTTGCCGGTGGCCGCGCGGTAGATCCGCTTCGCCGCGATGCCGTAGTCCGTGCTCACGCCAGTCGGCAACGACGTCGCCGTCGTCACGGTGGCCGATACGCCGTCCGGTCGCACGACCGTCGCGCTCGGCAGGCTCGGCGCGCTCTCTTCGCCCAAGTCGTTGACGAAAGTGAAGACGTAGCTCGTAGCGAGGTTCACGGGCGTGTAGCCCGTCGAGCCGCTCGCAGTGACGTGAAAATTGTCGTAGTGAATGACGAGCCGATCGTCGCCCTTCGCGCACATCGGCCCGCTCAATCCCCCGTTCGAGAACGTGTTCGTTGCAGTGACGGTGCCCAGCTTCGTCGCGCCCTGGTAGAGGTCGAACGTGATCGTTGATGTGCCGTTGCTGTTGAGAGTTTTCTTGGCTTTGAACGTGTACCAGACACCGGTGTTGAACGTCCCAGTCCCTACGGTACTCACCAGAACGCCGCCCCAACCCGAAGCGAAATCGGCGCCGAGCCGAATCTGGATATTGGGGGGTTGCCCCAGATCGGCGTTGACGTGAAGGCGCGCTCCTCCACCTGAGGCGTCGCACGCAAACAGCGCATTGATGCTGCCGCCAGAATTGCCCCCCACATCGTCGACGTAGGCGTCAAAGTCCATCGTGACTACGGTGGAATTCGCCGTTCCGAAATCGCGCGTAGCGTACGCAGGATTGCCTTCATTGTTCTGCGCATCCAATCTGAAACTCGGCAGCGGGTTCCCGAAAGTGCCGTCTTGCGTGACCTCCGAAGAGTAGTTCGATTGGTTTGCCTGATTTGGGGACAGCACCCAGTTTGTCGCGAGATCATCGCAGGGGTCCGTGATGTCCACCGAAAACGTACTCGCGTTCGGGTCGACGCCGAGCACCAGTGTCGGTACGGCATCCGGCGCCGGCACACCGAGAATCCGCGTCTGCGTCGGGTACGGCTGCGCGCCCGAGGTTGCGAGCGCGTAGGTCGTGAACCGCGGCACATCGAGCCCGGTCAGGTACGTGCGAAACGTCGTGTCGCCCGGGATGATGCCGCGCGCCACGTCCACGTCCTGCGTCCACGACAGCCACGCGCCGTTGAGCTTGTAGATCGTCTGAACGGGGCCCGGGTAATTGGCAAGCGCAGTTGTGAAGCTGAACTGCTTCCACGCAGTCAAGTCGCCCGTGAGCAGGCGCGCATTCGTCGCGTCAACGGCGGCGTTGTCAGGCAGCGCTCGCGGCGTGACGCGGGGCGCTTCACCGCGGAAGGAGTTGACGGTGCGCTGCACTCAAGCGCCCCACGGAGTAGTGGGTGGAGTGAACGAGGCGCCGCCACCAGGGATGCCGGAAGGAATAGATCGCCGAAACTGCCACATATCCCAGTTTCCGGTAGCCGGTCCGGGGTCGGCAGGCGAGGCACCGAATTTCAGGTTTTGGCCGACGGGCAGATTCAGATTCCCGATGAAGGCATTGCCAGTCGATGCCGTTCCGTCTACTTGCAGAAATACCTCGTCGGTCGAGCGTTGCAGGTATACCGAAATGTAATGCCAGACCCCGGCATCCCACCCCACCGCGAAGTCAGTGATATGTGGCAGGGTCGAACCGTCAGAGTAATAGAACTGGACACCGTTCGTGGACGGCAAGAAGATCAAGAAGGCGGTATTCGCTGCGGTCCCCGGCGAGCCCTCGACCCCTACGATCTCTTGATTGATGTTGTTCGTATTCGGTCTGAACCAACCCCCGATGAAAAAATCTTCTCCGGTATTCCCGATTCGGTTCGCCGACGTATAGGGAGTGGAAAGAAAATCTGCCGAATTCGTAATGAGAAGACTTGCGTCTCCTTCTTTCACGGTCCCAGTGCTCGTGGTGACGTTGGAGCTCGATCGTGTCCACACTGACCCCGCGCTTCCGGTATCGGGAAACGACGCCCCGCCGTCCGCGCCGTTGAACATCAGGTGAATGAGATCAAGCGTAGCCGGAACCCGGTGCGGTATCAGGCACCCCGCGAGTGACGCGCGCATCAGGCAGTCTCCAAGTCGCCAGCCAAGAGCCAGTTGTCGACCCCTTGCTGAATGAGCGTGATTGTTGCCCACTGCCCCGCCGACGCAGGCGAAAATACGTCGCGGTATCTCAGCGTGACACCGGCTCCTCCCGCAATCGTGAAGGGGTCCATGTACTTGATGTCGTGCAGCACGACACTCGTACCGTCGTCGAAGTCGACACTGCTGTTAGGCGGGATCGTCAACACCCCACCTTGCAGCACTACGCCATTCCACGCATCGCCGAGCACGAGTGTGTAGCTGCCTGCGGGCGGCGTGCGCCACGTGAACTCGCGACTCGCTACCGGCAAGTCCGCATCCACCAACGGGCGGAATGCGGGCGCGGCCGCGCCGCCACTGACAGGGCCGCCCCAGAATCGATTTGCTGACTGCGGCGCCTTGGTGACGGTGAACGTGCCCGACTCGGTGATCTCGTAGGGCTGCACCGCGAACTCGGCGGGCATGTCGAGCGCGACCGCGGTGACGGTGCCTTCGCCGACGCCGCCGACCGAAGTCAGATCGCCGGCCAACACCCACTGATCCACGTCACGGTTGACCAGCGACACGATGCCGAACTGCCGCGCGATGCTGGCTTCGAGGTTGGAGTCGATCAAGATCTCGACGCCGACGTCGCCGACGATTGTCGGCTTCACTCCCGATTCCCAGTAGAGCAGGATCGATACGCCAGTGTCGAAGGCCACAGCTGCGTGCGTGGGCACCGTGATGACGGCGGTCGAGCCACCATCCATCGCGATGCCGTTCTCTGCGTCCTCAAGTAGGAGTGGGGTGCTCGCGGTCGCGCTGCGCCACGTGATCGGGCCACCGCCCCCGCCACCTTCGGCGGTGACCGTGATCACGTTCGCGCTCTCGCCCGTGCCGCGTGTGGCCGTGACGCCGTTGGCGAAGTTCACCGTATCGGCGTCAGGGCCACCGAGATCGACGCCGTTCTCTTGGAACTGGATGAACTGCGGGAAGTCGTCCGACGGCGGAAGCGGGTAGCCGGTGACGGGGGTGATGCCGAAAGTCGCCATCGAGTTACCTCACGAACGCACGCGGACGTGCACGCTGCGGGCCTGTGTTGAAGTTGCGTTGCACCTCGCTCTTGGCGTTCGCCACGCCGGCCTGGAAGATGCGCAGATACTTCATCGCCATCGCTGGATTCGACCACGGCATGCCGGGGATATCGAACAGGTACGCCAGCGCGCCGGCCTCGATCTCGTTGCTGTACGTCACCAGCGGCGCCGAGGGGATCTGCGTCGCGCCTTCCTTGGGCGTGATGATCGCGCTCACGAGCAGCTGAAAGACCTGCGTGCCAGGGGTCGGGAACAGCACGAACTGCGCCTGTGGCACGTAGGCGTACTGGCCCGAGAGCGTGGGCTGATAGTTCGGATCGAAGCCCGCCGGATCGGCGGGGGTGATCGTCCAATGCTGGATCGAGCCGTCCCCGTTCGTGATGCTGGCGCTCATGCCCTTGATGCCGATGATGTCGACGTAGGGATCGGTCCCGAGGTTGTACTCGGGCACGTTGGGCGTGGACTGGCCTGCGATCTGCACCGTGAGCCACTGCGTCTGCGAGCAGAAGTCGCGGTACGCGCGGTTGTACGCGCGCTTGAGCGTGATCGTCGGGCACTTGCGCGCGATCTGCGCGACGTTGGTCAACTGGTCGTTGACGTCTACGGTATTTATGACGCGCTCCCTGCTAGTGAACTGAAGGGATGCAACATGGCCTTCGCCAATAGGTAGAACTCGTGCGCCGCTTCAGGCGTCGCGAAGCAGCCTAGGTGTTTCTGCTTGCCGCCAACTACGATCTTGGCCCGCCAAGTACCGTCGCGCCCATACCAACTCGCGCCCAAAAGCCCCGAACGGTTGTTGCGCTGCGCACGGTGCTGATTGTGCGCGTTCTGTGCATGCGTAGCTTCACGAAGATTGCCGACGCCATCGCCGGCGGAAACTCCGAAACGGTGATCGATGCCTTCTGCCGGCCATGCGCCGTAGAGATATAGCCACGCGAGCCGGTGCGCCTTGTACACCTTTCCGTCGATGCCGATGACCACGTACCCTTTGGGCGTCTTGTGACCCGCTACGTCACCGGCGCGGATGTTGCGGTGCCCGCGCCGATCTGCGCGCCACGTGAACCCCCCAGTTTCGGGGTCGTAGTGCAGCAGTTCTTTGAGCCGGGCTTGCGTGAGCATGATCAGACCCCCGGGCTCTGCGCCACGTGCGGCGCGACGGCAACCTGCGCTTGGGACTTGAGCCCGAGCGCCGCGGCCCACTGCTGCATGTAGTAGCTGGACTTCGCGAGATCCTGCTTCTTGCTGTTCTTCGAATACGCACGGCTCAGCACGAAGTTGAGCAAGATCGTCTGGAAGCTGTCCGGCACCGACAGGTCTTCGTCGTCGTAGTTGACCTGCGGCGGCACGGCGCCGTACAGGATCTCGATGCTGCCCGCGCCGTTTGCCGGCGGGAAGACCCGGAACCGGCGCGGGTTGCGCGGGTCCGCGGTGAAGTGCTCGACTTCGGCCTGTTGGGTCGCCGCCGGCCAGAAGCGGTTCGCTTCTTCGAGCAGGCCCTCGTCGACCTGCGTCACGACGCGGTTGCGGCCGGTGAGGTTGCGAGTGATGTCGAGCAGCGCGATGCCGTCACTGGGCAGGTTCTGGAGCACTCCAGCGACGGGCGTGAAGCTCGTCTGCACGGTGTACATGTCGGGCTTCACGAAGGCCGTCGCGCGCAACGCCTCGTTGAAGTAGCCCAAGAGTTCGGGGAGCGGCCACGTGCGGTTGTTCAGCGCGTCGAGCAGGAGCGTCGCCGCTTCGTCGATGATCGTGGCCGCCTGGATGGTCATGTCAGCTCAGGGTTTCACCGCCGCCCGGCAGCGTGTTCACGTAGGCCATGAACTCCTTGCGCAGCGTGCGGATGTCGGTCTCAGGATTGAGCATGCGGCCGTACTCGGACAGGGCGAACGCAACGAGTTCGTCCTTCGTGGCCTTGCCGATGTCGAACACGTCGGCTTCGGCCTGACTGTTGACGACACGCGGCCGGTGGCTGCCGGTGCCTTCGACGTAGCGGCGGCGCGTGGCCTCGTCGTCCGTGGCCTTCCCGTCGTAGGGCATATAAGCGGGTCGCTTGCGGATCAACGGCGTGTTGGGCATCAGGCGCAGGTTGTCGCGGTTGATCAGCAGCGGAACGCGCTTGTCTTGGCGGTTCTTGCCGCGGGCTTCAGACGCCATCTGCTCCATCGATTCCGAAATCATTTCAGTCTCCTTGGCTTGCGCCGAAAGGGTGAACCATCTCTTTTGCGAGGAGATAGAACTCGTGAGCGGCTTCTTTCGCGTCAAAGCTCCCGAGGTGCCGGTATCGGCCCTGGTGCTTTATCGTGGCCCGCCACCGATTGCCACGTCGGGAAACTCCCAGCAATCCGCTGCGACTATCTGAACGCGCGCGGCGCTGGTTTTGCAGATTCTGCGCGTGCGTCGCTTCACGCAGCTCATGGATTCTGTTGTCGGCTTTCGCGCCTAGGCGATGATCGATCTCGGCCGCCGGCCAGCTGCCGTGGGTGTATAGCCAAGCGAGTCGGTGCGCAAGATAGCTCTTTCCGTCAACCCCGATCCTTGCGTATCCGTCGTCACTGACCGATCCGGCGCGGGTTCCTTTGCGTGCTTTTCCGCCTCGATCGCAGCGCCACGTGAAGATCCCAGTTTCGGGATCGTAGGTCAGCAGCTCGCGAAGACGCTCAGCGGTCAACATCGCACGATTGTATGTGCGCACTTGCTCACCGTCCACAACGAAGAACCCCGCCGAAGCGGGGTTCTCTTCTGCTCGATCAGGAACCTGCGGGCGAAGTGCCCGGGGTGTAGGCCCGAACCTTCATCTTGCCAGTGGTCGAGTTGGTCTGGTCCGGCATCAGCGGCTTGTGGGGGTAGCGCGCGGTCGCCTTGCCCTTGGCTTGCGATTGCTCGGCCTGGATGGTCTCGGGCGGAACCTTGACTTGGTAGTTCGCGCCGTAGGGGTTGCTCGTCTTCATGAAAACTCCTTCGTGGGGTGAGTGGAAGGGCTCACTTGCGCAAGCCGTATCCTACTGCGATCAGCCGCGCTTGACGATGGCCGTGCCCAGGTACTTCGGCTCGATCACCTCGAAACCGAAGACCATCAGGCCGCGGATGATGTAGCCGAAGTCCGACGGGTTGTCGATCATCTGGCACTCGACGATCTGGGCCGCGAACGTCAGGCCGGCGCTGTGGCCGAAGACGATGTGTGACGCCGGGCCGGGAGTGGCCTGCGTGAGCACGTTGCGGCTTTGGTAGATCGTGAACCGGTCGATCTCGCCCACCTTGCCGTTGCGCAGGATCGAAACCCCGTCACCGGCCAGCGAAGCGATCTTCAGGTCCGAGTTCTTGATCAGGTTGATGAACCAGGGCGGCACCACCAGCCAGCGACCTTCGTCCGACACGTTCTGCTCGTCGAGCACCTGACCCATGTTCGTGATCAGCTGCACCACCGTGTCTTTCGTCACGGAGAGCGGAGCGGCGGCCGTGCCGAGGTTGATGTCGTTCGAGTCGGCGCCGGCGGTCGAACCGCTGTTGTCGGCGCTCACGTCGGCCGGGATGGTCTCCAGCAGGTCGGCATCCGCGGCGATGCGCAGCTGAATGCTGCCATCGTTCGCGAAGACGTCGGCCAGATCCAGATCGGACTGGCGGCTGTCCACGGTCGACAGCGCAACGGCGAAGCTCTTGGCTTGGTCGATCGCCAGCGTGACGCTGTTGTTCGCCGGGTACTGCGGGGTGAGGCCCGCGCCGATCACGTAGTCGCTGACGACCACGGTCGGGATGGTGCGGATCTTGACCTGCGCGCCGAAGCCCGCGATCTCGCCCTCGTAGTCGGTCGAGGCGATCTCGCCGAACACGGTCGTCTTGTAGAACTTCTCGACGAGCTTGCCCGAGTAGATCTCCGGGTCGAAGTTGATCGTACCGCTCGGGCCGTAGTCCGGCACGCCCGAGGCGCGCGGCACGCCCGCGAAGGCGATCAGGCCGGTGCGGCCCATGTAGCTGAACAGTGCGTCGTTCGCCTTGAGGGCGACGCCGGCCAGGAACGCGCCGATGGCGCGCGTGAACTTCTTGAGCATGATGGAACTCCTGAAGGGGGTAGAGCCAGGGGCCGCGCTCAGCGCGCGGATCTCAGCTTCATCCTTGCCTCGAATTCCGTACGTTCCGCATCCTTCACCCGACCGAGGGCGGCGCGCTTGAAGTACTCCTTGACTTCGACGTCCGTGGGAGCCTTGAGCGACGACGCGGGGGGTTCTGGCGGCGCGTCGCCCGAAGGCCCCGCGCCATTGCCTTTGCCTACCACCGGCGGCGCCGGCCGCGGGGCTTTCGTCTTCAGGAAGTCACTGAACATTTTCGCCACCTTCGCCGCGTTCAGCGACGAAATGTGCGTGTTCAGGATGCCCTGACGTTCGAGCCCCGAGGCTTCGTCCTCCTGCGCAAGCCACGCGAGCCATGCCGGGTCCGTGTCGATCTCCGCGTAGTCCGGAACCAGTTCACCGAGCTTGTCAGTGAACACTTGCTTCCGTTCTTCGATGGTCTGCGCCTTCTCCCGCTCGCGCTGCTCGCGCAGAGGCTTGACTTCGGCCTCGATCGCTTGCTGCACTGCGGTTTGCGCGCTTTTCATCGCGGCTGTCGCCATGGCCTCGCACTGCTCTTCGCCGAACTGCTCGATCTGCTCGGGCGTGAAGAATTGCTTCGCGTCCAGCTTCGATTCGCTCGGCGTTGCGCTGGTTTGCAGAGTACGAATCTGCTCCTGCAACTCGGTCATCCGCTGATTCAGCCCTGCGGTCTCGGTCTGCCGCGCTGTGCGCTCTGCCTTGAGCACGCCGGCCGTCACGTTGAAACGTTGCCGCCAGTAGGCGGGATCGTTCTCGCGAGGGTCGGATGCCGCAGGAGCGGGGTCGACAGGTTGAGCCGGGGTAGGCTGCGGGTCAGCGGGGGTCGCAGACGCGGCGCTCGGGTTGACCGGGGGCGCATTCGGGTCCGCGGGATCGGACTTCGGTTCGCGCTGGGCGTCGATCCGGGCCTGGATGGCTGCGGAGCGGCGCACGATGGCGCGAGGAAGGTTCACGTTGGAATCTCGGGCTTGGGAAGCCTGCATTTGGGTCTCCGCGATCCAGGGTTCTTGTCTGGGAATCGGGTTTTCGCGGATGCCTACAGGGCGGGTCCGTCAGTGAACGCAAACCGTCGAGGCGTCATCGCTGACTGGTTGCGGGTGAGCTTGGCGCTCGCGTCGGTGATGTCGGCAATCAGCTTGTCCAGCCGCTGCGCGTGCCCTTGTTGCCGGTACAGCTCTTCCCCGGTCTGGGTGCGCAATGCCTTCTCCACTTCGGCGAGCTCGGCTCGCAGCAGATCGGTGAATTCCTTCCCTTCGGGCGACTTCGCGAATCGCGCCAAGAACAGGAGTTGGGGCTCACTCAACCGCATGCGGGCGACTGTAACGTGAGCGCACGCTCACCGTCAAGCAGCGGCGAGTTGGCGCTGCGGCGCAGCAGCGGCCGGCTGCGGCTTCGCTTGCGCGGCGATCACCTGCTTCACGATGTCGGCGATCAGCGCCTCTTGCCGGCCCTGCGACTCGCGCTGCGCGATGGCCTGCTCGTTCGCCTGCATGCCCTGCGCTTGGGCCTGCTGGGCTTGCTGAGCCTGCTGAGCCTGCTCGGCTTCCTTCTTTTCCATTTCCTCTTCGGACGGCACGATCTCGTCGACCGGCAGCTCCATCGCGCTTGCGGTCTCGCGCAGCAACGCCGCGCGGCCCTTGAGCCCGATGATCTGCATGTCGATCGGGTTGCCCGTCATCCCGAGGAACTGCGTGCGCCGCTGCTGCGCCGATTCCTTGATCAGGATCGCCGCGGCGCCGCGCGGCACGGTGATGCAGTCGCCCTTGATCGAGTCGTCTGGGTTGTAGAGCATCTCGTTGGTGAACGTCTGCTCGATCGTCGGCGCGATCACGTTGATGTCGATGTTCGAGATCGCGCGGCGCAGCCCTTTCGCTGCGTTGTTCATCAGCATGCTCAGGCCGGTGGCCGTGTCGGCACTGCCGCCGGCCTGCTCGTTGCCGTAGGTGTAGCGCGGGATGCCCGTCGCGTCGTCCGCGCGGCGCTCCCACTGCTCGTAGGTCGCCATCAGGGGGCCGCTGCGGTCGTCCGCCTGGAAGAAGCCGATGCCGGGATTCGCGCCCTGCGTCGGATCGCTCTTCAGTTGCCACGTCTTCCACGGGAAAATGTCGATCGTGCTCTCACCATCGGCGAAGCGATCGGCGTGCACCCACACCATCGGCCCGCTCGCCATCGCGAGGTTGTCGGCCAGCGCGCAGGCGATGCCATTGCACATTTTCTGGTGCGTGCCCGCGAGATCGGGGATGCTGCGGCCCCAGAAGGCGCCGGGGATCTCGTCGTAGCACGCCTTGCGGTACGGGCGCTGGTCGAGCGGATCCGGGTTCAGCGCCGCGTACAGGATGTACTTGCCGCAGATGAGCACATTGCACTCGTAGTCGCGGGTGTCTTCGAGCTCGCCCGTCTTCGCGTTGCCTTGCACGCCCCAGCTCTTGAGCTTCCAGCCGGGCACGCCGCCCCAGTAGTTGAGCGCGTCGATCACGCCCGGCGGGGAGAGCCACATGTACATGGTCTCCTGCTCCAGCCGCTGCCGTTCGGCCTCGGTCCACAGCCAGCCCTCGAGGTGGCCGCCCGAGTAGTCGCGCAGCGCCTCGTCGATCTGCTCGTCCTTGTAGTCGGGCAAGCCCTTGAGGTCGAACAGTTCGTCGCGGCGGAAGCGAATGCGCTCGATGAAGTCGCCTTCCTGTGGGCTGCGGCTCGCGGCGGCCGGATAGGCGTCGAACGGGCTGACGTGACTCCACGTCTGCGCCGGGTTGTTCGACACCTCGGGGTTCCACCCGTCCGCCCACTTCAGCGCCTTGTGGCGCGTGTAGATCGGCCCCTTGAGGATGGCTGCGGGGTAGGTGCAGAAGTCCTCCACGAACGCATCCATCGCCTGCGCGTAGCCGCCCTGCGCGAGCCGATCCGCGATCTGCTTTTCCATGCGCTTGGCGCGCGTGGCCGCGATCTTCTTCACGGTGCGCTCGGCCTCGTCGCGCAGCTTCTCGCCGAGCTGGAGCACGAGATCACGGAACTCGCCCGGCGTCATCGTGGTTGGGCTCGGAGGCGGCGGGGCGCCGGGCGGCGCGTTCGGGTCCGGCTCCTGCGGGGCACTGGCCTGCGCCGCCTGGATCATGGTCTGCTTGGCCTGCTCCAGCGCCTTGGTGACGATGGACTTCTTGAGCTGCATCGGCAGGTCAGGCAGCGGAGTCGGGTCGATGCCCCACGGCTGTTCGCCCACGGGCAGCACGATCTCCCGAATCCACGCCGACGCGGCGCGGCACTTGGTCTCGGTCAGGTCGGCCCAAACGATGTTCATGCCCCCGCCGTTGCTCATCATCTGCTGGAGCTGCGCCGGGCTGTAGACGCCGCGGCGCGCGCGCAGGCAGTCGAGCAACTTCAGGCTGACGCGCTCCTTGCTGAGCTTGTTCCGGCCCCACGCCGCGCGCACGTGGCTCGCGAGCGCCGACATGCTGCTTGTCTCGTCGATCGCCTGCGGCTCGGGCGCAGCCGCGGCGTCGCGGTGAAGGATTGCCTGTAGCCCAAGCTGGCGGACGAGCGGGTTAGCCATGAAGCGGGAGTGTAAGCGAGCACTCGCTCAGGCACAAGAAAGCCCGCCCTCACCTCTTCGGCCAGCCCTCTTGCGCCGGCCAGTGGCGCGCCCGGTAGGCGTAGAACACGAAGGCGTCGGACGGGCCTTTGGGCGCGGGCGCCGGGTCGCCGGTCAGGACCGCGAGCACAAACGCGCGCTGCGAATCGAAGAGCCCGCGCCACCACTGTTGAGCCGTGGGCAGGTCCATGTGCGCTCCGCTACCGGCTCCAGACCACGGTGCGCCGGGTGACGGGCCGGGCGCGCGCTGTCGTGACCCTGCGGTCGATCAGGTCTGGCACGAACGAGAGCGCGAGGCTATCGGCTCGGTCGGGCGACTTGCCGCCGTTCTTCTTGATGTCCTTCTTGCTCTGAAGTTGAATCCGGAACTTGCCGTCATAGCCGTAGTCCAGGGACACGAGCTCGTCGGCGAGCGTGTCCTCGTCCGGGATCTCGCCCTCGTCGAGCCAGTCGCGCATTCGCCCCCAACACTCGCTGCGCTGGTTGAAGTACTGCTTGTCGTCCTTCGCGGGCTGGCCCCACATGACCGGGATCAAGGGGATGTTCAGGTTCGGTACGCGCTTGATCGCGCTGTCGAAGTCTGCGCCGTTGCCGATCGCGTCGTACACGATGCAGTTGATGCGCCCGGTCTCGCTGCGCGCGAACTCGGCCACGCGGCCGGCAAGGTCCACGCCGTCGAACCCGCCAATCGCGACTTGCCAATGCACCTTGAGCCCTTGCCGGCACGTGACGACGCTGAAGTCATCGCCGAAGCGCGCCGGGTCCACGGCGATCACCTTCTGATAGGCCTGATACGTCACGAGCGGCACGCGGCGCCGGCGCGCGCTGAAGACCTGTTCCGGGCTGATGAAGTTCGCATAGCCGGCGCGGGGGAACTGGCCCTTGACGCGCACGCGCACGAAGTCACTGTCCTCGCCGTAGTCGTCCACCCACGCCGCGATCTGGCCCTTGTTGGTGAAGCTGACGGTGCGGCTGTCCACGCGGGTGTAGTGGTTGCGCTTGGGCTGCGTGCAGCGCCGAAAGAACTGCCCCGAGGTCCGGGTGGGGTTGCCGAATCGGCACCAGATGATCTGCGTCTTGGCGTCGGTGAGCGCGCCCTCGGTCACTTCCCAGATCGCGTCATCGATCGAGCTTGCCTCGTCGAAGACCACGAGGATGCGCCGGCCCTGGTTGTGCAAGCCGGCGAAGCCTTCGGTGTTCTCCGCGCTCCAGGGGATCGCATCGATCCGCCACGACTTCTCTCGCACGGGGTCGTTCGCGATGGTGATGCTCGTGGCCGAGAACTTGAACATGGACTTGCCGATGAACAGCTGGTACCACTTGCCCAACTCGGCCCACGTCTTCGTGCGTAGCTGCGTGTCAGTGTTCGCGGTTACCACGCCGCGGGTGTCGGCGTGCGTGCTGATCGCCCAGAGGATGAGCCACGCGACTTCGGCTGACTTGCCGATGCCGTGGCCGCTGCTGATGTCTTCCTCGATGACGTCACTGATGTCGGCGCCGCCCTCGCGCAGCCGCTGGCCGATGCGCGTGAGCTGGTCACGTTGCCACGGCTCGGGGCCCACCATGTCGGCAAGCGACGTGCCCTCTTCGCCCCACGGGAACGCCCACAGCACGAAACCGAGCGGGTCGTACGTGTAGCTGGCGAGCTTGTCAAAAAGCTCATCCAGCGGTGTCAGCTTCGCGAACGTGTTACCAGCGTCGACCATGCGCACCGGGATGCGCGCGGACTCGGGCAGCGGCCGCAGGTTCGTGCCGGGCTTGCGGGGAGGATTCGCGTAGGCCGACAGATCGTGCAGCACCGGAAAGGCTTTCGCCTTGGCTGCCTTGCGGGGACCGTAGGCCATCAGGGCAGGCTCAGGCTCGCGATGTAGTCGGCGTACACAGCTGCGAGCGAGGGGTCGGTGGCCGACACAGTGGCGTAGCGCCGGTGCGCGGTCTGTGCCGCGGCGAGCGGGTCGCTGCTGCGCAAGATCGTGTCGAACCTGTCGCCGACCGCGCGCAGTGTCACGGCTCGCGTGCCAAGGTAGCGGACCATCTGTACCGAGTTGTCAGCTCGTCGGCACGCCCACCAGATCCATTGCCCGTTGGCCGACACGCCCACGCGCGCCACGCCGCCCGCACCGATTGGCGCCGGCAGACACAGCGGCGGCGCGTCGGTGTTCGTGGCAGCGAGCGCGGCCCGCACCTGAAGACCCAGCACCAGCAGGCTCAGCGCAAGCAGCGCGAGGATGCACGAGAGCGCCAGTCTGGCAGCGGTCTTCATGTCGGAATCCCTTTCAGGTACTTGTTGAGCTTGCCCGCGAGTTCGCCGCGCAGCTGCGCGATGCGGCCCGTGGTCAGGTTGAGCGCCTTCGCGATCTCGCTGGACGTGGCGCCGGTCAGGGTCAGCCGGACGATCAGCGGGAATGGATGCGGCATCGCGGCGATTGCTTCGCAGGCTTGCGCCACGATGGCCCAGCTCTCGGGCGTGTCCCAGTGCGCCGGCTCGGTCAGCTCAGTTGCTGGCCCCGCTGCGTTGAGCGCGCGGCCCGCGGCCCGCGTGCGCCAGCACGCATCCTGGATGCCGCCGAGCGCGCAGCGCGCAAGGTAGGCTTCGCGCTCGTTCGGGGTGTAGCTCGTGTCCGCGCGCTGCATAGCCATGATCGCGGCAAGGCGCGCGGCCTGTCGCAGATCCTGCCAGCTCAAGTGCACGGGCGCGAAGCCTCCCGCGCGCCGGAAAGCCGAAGCTGCGTGCTCGGCCGCCTTGTCGATCGCGGTGAGCGCTTCGGCTTCGGTCATACGCTCACCCGCGACCCTTTGCCGGCACGATCACGACCGGAGTGGCGATCTCCTGCGCCGGCGCCGGGGTCCAGCGCTTCGCCTGCTCGCCCGGGCTCGGGTAGCTCGGGTCGAGCACCGCGCGCTGCGCGGCCGGTGCGCAATCCGCGGCTCGCTGGGCGCGGCGCGCGCCCGTGAGCTCGCTCTCGGCCGAGCATTGGCCGATGCCCGTCGCGAGGTTGCGGAACTGCTTGGGATCGATGGCGCGCGCCTTGTGCGTGCTGTTGCCTGCGTTGTTCATCGCTTTGCCTTTCGCCGCGGCGTGCGGCCGGTTGCCTTCTTCATCGCGGCAAGCTGGCGCTTGTCCGCGGCCGTGTCGCGCTTGTCGCCTTCCTTCGAGCCCAAGGGCTCGACATCGAAGCGCGAGCGCTCGAATTGCGCTTTGGTCACCACAGCTGTTCCTCTTCGGGTTGTGGTTCGGGCTCAGACGAGTCGACCACGCGCACGGGCTCGGGCTCTCCCGGCTCGATGCGGCGCCGCGCGCTGTCCAGACGATTCGCGAGCGCGGACGCGAGAGCGTTCACGCCGTCGCCTTCCTCGCCAATGATCTTGAAGTGCTTCGCGAGGATCGTGACTGGCGCGATCTTGTCCCAGAACTGATAGCGGCCACTGCGGTCAGTGCCACGCACGCACGCGCTCTGCGCTGGCGTCAACTCGTGCGGTGCCTTCTGACTGCCATCCGGGTGATAGAAACTCGCATAGTCGACCGTGGACATACGGCCGATCTCGGTCATCAACCGCGCGCTGTCCATCTTCAAAGGCTTGAGCTTTTGCTCCGTCAGCTCTTGGACACGTGCGTAAACGTCGGGGCGCTCGTACAGCGAGATCCCCGCGCTCGACAGGTTCTCCGCGGTGCTGCCTGCCGCTTCGGCTGCCTTGCCGAAGTGGCGCCACTGCACGAAGTGCTGGGCGAAGGTCTCGTGCGCCTCATTGGAGAGTCGCGGCATGACGCTCGTTCTCCAGTGCGTGCAGCTTGCCGTTGAAATCGCGGATGCACTTGTGCATTGCGGCCGTCACGCTCACCCAATTCGTGTTGCGCACGTCGGCCTCGCGGTTCTCTTTCACCAGGGCATCGATGACTGCTGCGGTGTACTCCTTCGCGGCGTCGAGCGCGGGCGAGATCACCTGATCCGCGCGCCATGAGACTGTCTTTGCAGCGCCCGAATCGAAGCGAATGAGCACGCCCGCAGTGTGCGGGTCGTCACTTTCGAGTCGGATTAGGTTCGTGGACATGGCGGGAAATGTAGCAGTTTGGGAGAGCGAACGCCAACTTCCCCTGGATAAAAGGGTCAGATCAGAAGTTTTCAGATGCATAAAGCTGCAACCTTTCATAGCCTTTCTGTCTGAAAATTCTCGCATGTGAATGAGCACTAACAAGTATCACTTGCTATAGTTCATCCAAGAGTTAAGCACGTTCAAACGCAGACAGGAGCAAACGACATGATCCGCGTAACCTACATCGACACTCATGGGCAACTGGTCCGCGAGTCCTTCGCCGATGCTGTCGACTACGGCGCCAAGTACTACGACAGCGGCGACACGTTCGTTGTGTTGTATGACGAGCAGGGCCGCATCGTGGCTTCGTACGATCCTTTGACGCTGGTTAGCGTCCTGTCTGGCGCGCAAGCCTAAGGAGCAAACGACATGGACGCACTGATCATCCTCGCCACCGTAAACATCGAGCTCGCGCTTTGGCTGTACGGTATCGCCCGCAACTGGACAACTACCCGCGCACTGCGCCCCTGATTCCAGCCACCTGCCCCGCGTGCGGGGCTCGTGGGTGCAATCCCGCACCGATCGCCATTAACCCTACCTCGAAAGGCAGCACATCATGGCTCACGAACTCACCATCCGCGCCAATCAAACCGCCGAAATGGCCTACACGGGCGACAAGCCCTGGCACGGACTCGGCCAGCAACTCAACGCTGGTTCGCCCATCGAAGCGTGGCAGGCCGCTGCTGGCATGGATTGGAAGATCCAGCGCAGCAAGGTGCGCTACTTCGCTGACCGCGAAGGCGCGACGCAGATCGAAATGCCCGATCAACACGTCCTGTTCCGCAGCGACACGAAGGAAGCCTTGGGCCTCGTGAGCGCCAAGTACAAGACCGTGCAGCCCGCGCAGGTGCTGGAGTTTTTCCGTGACCTGACCGAGGGCGCCGGGTTCGAGCTCTCCACGGCCGGCACGCTGTTCGGTGGCAAGAAGTTTTGGGCCCTCGCCAAGATCGGCGAAGGCGCCGAGATCGTGACCGGCGACCTCGTGGGCGGCTATCTGCTGCTCGCCACGAGCTGCGACGGCTCCAGCGCTACGACTGCCAAGTTCGTCATGGAGCGCGTGGTGTGCAACAACACGCTCACGATGGCGATGGCCGAGAAGGGCAAGGCCGTGAAGGTCTCGCACCGCAATGTGTTCAACCCGGCCGCGATCAAGCAATCTCTGGGCATCGCTCAAGAGTCCTTCGCCTCGATGGTCGACGCAGCGCGCACGCTGACTCAGATCCGCATCAGCCGCGCCGGTGCCGAGCAGTTCGTGCGCCAACTGCTGCGCCCCACCGAAGCCGCGGCGCCTGCCTCGTTCGATTTCATGGGCAAGGTGCTGGAGTCCAAGGAAGAACGCGCCCCGCGCGGCGAAGCCGAGATCCTGCGCCTGTTCTCCGGTGCCGCGAAGGGCGACAGCCTGCCCGGGGTGCATGGCACCGCGTGGGGCCTACTCAATGCGGTCACCGAATACGTTGACCACCACGCCACCGCGAAGACCGATTCGCATCGCCTGAACTCGGCGTGGTTCAACGGTGGCGACGACCTCAAGACCGCAGCTTTCGAGAAGTTGCTCGCCACTGTCTGACAACTGCAACCGCCCCGGGCTTCGGCCCGGGGCAACCAAGGAAAAGCAATGAACACGAAATACGAATTCATCCCTGGTGACGAGATCACCCTCGCCAATGGCCGCACCATAAAGCGCATCCGCGCGCTCACCACCATCGCTGCGCTGGGCGTGGTCCCTGGTGACGCTGGCGGGTACATCGAAGCGGAAATCAACCTCTCAGCTTCTGGCGGCGCGTGGGTGTCCGGCGACGCGCGGGTGTTCGGCGGCGCGCAGGTGTCCGGCGACGCGCGGGTGTTCGGCGGCGCGCAGGTGTCCGGCGACGCGCGGGTGTTCGGCGGCGCGTGGGTGTCCGGCGACGCGCGGGTGTTCGGCGGCGCGCAGGTGTCCGGCGACGCG